GCTACGGACACAACGCCGCGAAAAACGCAGTAGGGGTCAACCCGTAGCCTGGCCGGCCGACAAGATCGAGCGCTGGCCGGTCTCGAAGCTCGTTCCCTACGCCAGGAACGCGCGAACGCACTCGCCGGAGCAGGTATCGCAGATCGCCGCCTCGATGCGCGAGTTCGGTTGGACAAGCCCGGTTCTTCGCGATGGCCGGGCCCAACTACTTCATGTTCGCGTCGCGCAAATCGAAAGCGGCGCCGTTCACGGCGAACACGCGCATCTACTCCTGCAACCTGATCCGCAACGACGTGCCCTTCCGTTGGCGCGGGCGGTACAACGAGGACACCGACCTCTCGCTGCGGATGCTCAAGGCGGGGTTTTGCACGGTCCTATTCAACGCCTTCCTACAGGAGAAAATGCAGACGCAGACCCTCGGCGGCGGAAACACGGCCGAGTTCTACGCGAAGGAAGGGACGCTGCCGAAGTCGCGGATGCTCGTCGAGATGCATCCCGACGTCGCGAAGCTAGCGATGCGGTTCGGCCGAGCGCACCACCACGTCGATTACACGCCGTTTCGGAACAATCGGCTCATCAGAAGGCCCGAGACGGAGATCGCCTCGGGCCCCAACGAGTACGGGATGCGCCTAGTCCAAGTCCGCTAGAGCGGTCGTCCCGGCGCGGCGCTGCAGGAACTGGCAGAACATTCGCGCCCGCGAGCCGTTGGCGTTCTTCGGCGCTCGGTAGTGGAGACGGTCCGCCTCGGCAATTAAGGTCTCGACGTCCGCCGAGGGCAGGGCATGGAAATCTCGCCAAAGAGCGTTCGCGCGGCGAAGGATGGCTCGGGCCTCGTCGCGGGTCATAGCCGCCATCCGGCCTCGGCACCGCCCATCGTGTTATATTTGCCGGTCTTCGGCGTCAGGATCCCTACCGGATTGCCGCGCGGATCGCCGTTGAGATAGAGGCCGAGGCGAGCGCGGTCGAAGTGGGCCTTGATCGCCTTCTCGATATTCGCTTCTCGGTCGCAGTCGCTGCCGGTAAAAGACCGATTGCAGCGCGCTTCGTAGGAGCGATAAAGCCGCTCGGCGAGACCTCGGACGGTCTCTAGGAAGTTGAGGGCCTCGACCGCGCTCAGGTGCGGCGCCTCGCCGAAGATCACTTCGAGGTCGTTTTTCGTGTCGTTATCGGTCCAATTGCGCTTCACGTTCTGCCTCCAGGCGTTTGACGGATGCAAATTATCCAAGAGTGAACCGCAACAGATGGCAACATGTTTTAACGCGGCGACGCTATAAGGATGGGCAACAAGAACAGCGGCCGGCGGCCGAAGCCAACTCATCTGCGGGTCGTGACTGGCAACCCGGGAAAGCGCGCGATCACGCGAGCAGTTGCGCTGGAAGCGTCCATAAGGGCCCGCCTCCCGCAACCGCCGCCCGAACTAACCGCCGACGCCCGCGCCGAGTGGACGCTGATCTGCGACGAGCTCTACTCCGTCGGCCTGCTCAAGGGCGTCGACCGCATCGCGCTAGCCGCCTACTGCCAGGCCGTCGGGCGCTGGCAACAGGCCGAGCGCGCGCTGGCCGAGATGGCGAAGAACGACCCGCTAACCGGCGGGCTGCTGATCAAGACGAGCAACGGCAACGCGATCCAGAACCCCATCGTCGGCATTGCGAACAAGGCGATGGCCGATATGGTCCGCTACTGCATCGAGTTCGGCATGACGCCGAGCGCGAGGAGCCGAATTGAAGCCACCGCGCCCATCGAAGAAACGGACCCCGCCGCCAAGTATTTCGGCTGACGACCCGGCGACGCAGTACGCGCTCGACGTCGAGGCCGGAAAGATCGTCGCCGGGCCCTATGTCCGCGCTGCGTGCCGCCGGCACATCGTCGACCTGGGCCTGCGTCGGACGAAGGGCCTGCGCTGGGATCCGATAGCCGCCATACGGGCGATCGGCTTCTTCACCGACGTCCTGACCGTCGAGATCGAAACCTCGGACGGCGAGTCGCTCGCGGTGCCGTTCGTCCTCGAGCCCTGGCAGTGTTTCATCATCGGCAGCCTGTTCGGCTGGTTCAACGCCGACGGCTTCCGCCGCTTCCGCCGGGCCTACATCGAAGTGGCCAAGGGCAACGGTAAAAGCCCGATGGCCGCCGGCATCGGGCACTACATGCTCTCGGCGACCGGCAAGCTGCGGGCCGAGATCTACTCCGCGGCGACGGATAAGGACCAAGCCGCGATCCTGTTCCGCGACGCCGTGGCGATGTGGGAGCGCTCGCCGGCGCTCAAGTCGCGGCTGGTCTCGTCCGGGCAGAACCCGGTCTGGCAACTCACGGACATCCGCAAGATGTCGTTCTTCAAGCCGATCAGCTCGGAGAAGAAGGGCAAGTCGGGCATCCGGCCATACTGCGCCCTGGTCGACGAAGTGCACGAGCACTCCGACAACAGCGTCATCGAAATGCTGCGCGCCGGCACGAAGGGCAACCAGCAGGCGCTGATCTTCGAAATCACGAACTCCGGCTTCGACCGGACCTCGGTCTGCCGAGCCGAGCACGACTACACCGTCAAGGTGCTCGAAGGCGGCGACGAGAACGACGCCTGGTTCGGCTTCATCTGCTCGCTCGACGAGAACGACGACCCGTTCGCCGACGAGGATTGCTGGATCAAGGCGAACCCGAACCTAGGCGTGTCGATCCAGAAGCCGTTCATCCGCGACCAGGTCCGCGAAGCGCAGGGCATGCCGTCGAAAGAGGCGCTCGTCCGGCGCCTCCACTTCTGCGAATGGACCGACGCGGCTCAGACTTGGATCCGGCCGGACATCTGGAAGGGCGCCGAGCGCCTGATCGCGGTCAAGCAGTACAAGGGCCGCGAGTGCTACCTCGGCCTCGACCTATCCTTCGCCCGCGACCTAACGGCGCTGGGGATCGCCTTCCCGAACGAGGACGGGACGGTGGACCTGATCACCGAGTTCTGGACGCCGGGCGATACCCTGGCCGAGCGCGAGTCCCGCGACCATCTGCCCCACCTTCGCAAATGGGTCGAGGATGGGCACATCAACGCGCCGCCCGGAAAGATCATCAAGACGGCCATGATCGGCGCCCGCATCGGCGAACTCATGGACTTCTGCGACGTCCGCCTCCTGGCTTACGACCGATATCGGCACAAAGACCTCGACGCGGACCTCGCTGACCTGGGCATCGAGCCGCCGATGATCGAGCATCCGCAAGGCTTCCGCCGCGCCGGCACGCTCGACGAGGACGTCGCGACGCGCCTGGGGATGCTCGACGAGAAGAACAAGCCGCTGGCGAACCCGCTCTGGATGCCGAGCAGCCTCGAGGCGTTCGAGAACCTGATGATCGAGGGCAAGCTCCACGTCGCGGTCAATCCAGTCATGCGCTGGAACGTCGCCTCCGCGGTCGTGCGCGACGATCCCGCCGGCACCGGGAATAGGGTGTTCGACAAAAGGCGTGCTACAGGCCGCATCGACGGCGTCGTCGCCGGGGCGATGGCGCTGGGCGCCGCGACGGCGCGGTTCAACGGCGAGGGCGGCCGCGAGTTCCAGATTTTCTTCGTCGCCTAGCGACGGCAGGAGACACCGACATGCACCGTGCTTATGCCGTGCTCGACGTGCGTTCGATGAACGCGACCGAGCGCACGATCGAGGGAATCGCCTCGACGCCGACGCCCGACCGCATGGGCGATATCGTCGAGCCGATGGGCGCGAAGTTCTCGATCCCGATGCCACTGCTCTGGCAGCACGATAGCCGCCAACCCATCGGCCAGGTGACGTTCGCCAAGCCGACGAAGGACGGCATCCCATTCAAGGCGCAGATCCTCTCGCCCGATGCAGTCGAGTCGCCGACGCTCAAAGACCGGCTGCAGATGGCCTGGGACTCGATCTCGAACAAGCTGGTGCGCGCGGTCTCCATCGGCTTCCGCGAGCTCGAATATTCGTTCATGGACAACGGCGGCATCCGCTTCAATTCCTGGGAGTGGCTCGAGCTCTCCGCGGTCACGATCCCGGCGAACGCCGACGCGACCATCAACGTCATCCGCTCCATCGACCACGCGACCCTCGCCGAGCGCGAGAATCAACTCGCCACTGAGCGTGCGGTCGCACTGCTGGACGGAGCCGCCGCGCTCCTGACCGGCCTGATATCGAAAGCTGAAAGCGACGACGGGGCCGCGCCAGGCCAGGACGCCGACGCCGACGACCGGAGCAAGGCGCACGTCGTCAAGCTCCAGACCCCAGCCCGCGCTCGGGCGCCCTTCGTCATCAACCGGATCAACCACGGCTAGGCCGTCGCGATCCAACCAAAGGACACCCGAGATATGAAACCGATCGCCGAACAGATCGCGGCATACGAGGCCAAGCGCGCCTCTACCGTCGCCGCGATGCAGGCCATCATGGACAAGTCGGCCGAGGCCGGCGAAACCCTCGATGGCGCTGCGCAGGAAGACTACGACACCCTCGAGCGGGACATCGACGCCATCGACGGCCAGATCCGCCGCCTCAAGTCGATGGAACGATTGAACGTCTCGACCTCGCGCCTGGTTGACGCCCGCACCGCGGACGAAGGCCAGGAGCAGCGCGGGCACGCGAGCGTTTCGCGCGATACCCCGCGTGTTCAGGTTATGAACGGGCGGCCGGTCCCCAAGGGCATCGGCTTTACCCGCTTCGTGATGGCCGTCGCCCGCTCCAAGGGCAACCTGATGCAGGCGCACAGCATCGCGAAGAACAACGAGCAGTGGCTCGCCGAGACCCCGGACGTTGAGGCGGTTCTCCGGGCGGCGGTCGCGGCCGGCACGACCACCGACTCGACCTGGGCGGGCCCGCTGGTGCAATACCAGAACCTCGTCTCGGAGTTCATCGAGTACCTGCGCCCGCTCACGATCATCGGGCGGCTCAACCTCCGCAACGTCCCGTTCAAGATCAAGGTGCCTCGCCAGACGGCGGCCGCTACGGTCGGGTGGGTCGGTGAAGGCCAAGCCAAGCCGGTCTCGAAGCTTGCGTTCGATTCGGTGACGTTGGATATCGCCAAGATCGCCGGCATCGTGGTGCTGACCGACGAGCTCGCTCGTCACTCGGCGCCGTCTGCCGAAATGCTCGTTCGCGACGACTTGGCCGCGGCGATCATCCAGTACGAGGACTCTCAGTTCGTCGACCCGACCAAGGCGTCGGACGGCTCCTCGCCAGCGTCCATCACCTACAACGTGACCCCGGTCGCGGCGACGGGTACGGATGCCGACGCGTTCCGGCACGACATCATCACCCTGATGCAGCAGTTCCTGGTCAACAACCTCGGTCTGTCCGACGGTGCATGGATCATGACGCAGCAGCAGTCGCTCTCGATCGGCATGATGCTGAACTCTCTCGGTCAGCCTCTCTACCCGACCGTGAACGTGAACGGCGGCACGCTGGAAGGTCTGCCGGTGATCGCGTCCGAGAACCTGCCCGGCACCGGCGGCTCGCCGACCGACGGCTATCCGCTCATCCTCCTCAAGCAGCGCGACGTGCTGCTGGCGGATGACGGCCAAGTCACGGTCGACGCCAGCCGCGAGGCGTCGCTGCAGATGGACTCCTCGCCGGACTCCCCGACGACCGGCTCGACCAACCTGCTGTCGCTGTGGCAGCAGAACATGATCGGGATCCGGGCCGAGAAGGAGATCAACTGGGTGAAGCGCCGCTCGACCTCGGTCGGCTTCATCTCGTACGCGAACTATCGTTAAGCCTTACGGGTACGGTTGGGGCGGCTCCTCGCGGGGTCGCCCCTTCCCGCAGTTTTGAAAGGGTAGCCGATGGTCAAGACCGTCCCGATGATCTCGCTCCACGACGATCAGCCATATGACCGCAAGCGCTACGCCAAGGGCGAGACGTTCCTGGCGCACCCGAACGACGCGAAGATCCTGAAGCTCACCAAGCGGGCCGACTACCACACGCGCGCGATCAGAGCCGCGCCGCCGGCCGCCGCCGTTGTCGCCGCGACCAGACCCCGCGCCGCGCGCGCCGGACCAAACGCCCCGGAAAACGCCCTGGAAACGCCCCGGCCCGGCGACCCGCGCCAATACCCCACACGCCACCTGACCGCCGAGGACTAGGCGATTGCGCCTGTTCGGCCTCGAGATCACCCGTAGCAAGGCCGCGCCGCCCGAGGGCCTGTCGTCGGCGTCGGGCTGGGGCAGCGGCGGCCTGGGCGGCGGCTGGTATCCGATCATCCGCGAACCCTTCGCCGGCGCTTGGCAGCGCAACGAGGAGGTCCGCGTCGACACCGCGCTCTCCAACGCGACGCTGTTCCGCTGCGTCTCGCTGATCGCCTCGGACATGGCGAAGATGTGCGTGCGGCTGATGGCCGAGGACTCGAACGGGATCTGGACCGAGACGTTCGCCGCGGCCTTCTCGCCGGTCCTGCGCAAGCCGAACCACTACCAGAACCGCATCCAGTTCGTCGCCGAGTGGATGACCTCGAAACTCTTGCACGGCAACACCTACGTCCTGAAGGAGCGCGACAACCGCAACGTCGTCGTCGCGATGTATGTCCTCAACCCGCTGCGCGTCCGGCCGATGATCGCGCCCAGCGGCGACGTCTACTACTCGCTATCGAGCGACTACCTCTCGCAGATCGGCCAGGCCGAGGTCGTGCCGGCGAGCGAGATCATCCACGACCGGATGAATACGATCTTCCATCCGCTCGTCGGCGTCTCGCCGATCTACGCCTGCGGGCTGGCGGCGCTGCAGGGCATAGAGATTCAGCGCAACTCGACCAGCTTCTTCCGCAACGGCGCGCGCCCGGGCGGCGTGCTGACGGCGCCGGCGCGTATCTCCGAAGAGGTTGCCACGCGGCTGAAGGAGCATTGGGAGCAGAACTACACTGGCGAGAACGCCGGCCGCGTGGCGGTCCTGGGCGACGGCCTCAAGTTCGAAGCGATGGCGACGTCCGCCGTCGACTCGGAGCTTATCAATCAACTGAAGTGGACGAGCGAGCAGATTTGCACCGCCTTCGGTGTCCCGGCCTACATGGTCGGCGTCGGCCCGGCGCCGCTGAACAACAACGTCGAGTCCCTGCTGTCGCAGTACTATTCGCAGTGCCTGCAGATCCACATCGAGAGTATGGAGGCGGGCCTCGACGAGGGCCTCGGCCTCGGCTCGCAGTTCGGCAACCCCTACGGGACCGAGTTCGACCTCGACGACCTGCTGCGCATGGACAGCGCCAGCCTCGTCAAGATGCTGACCGACGGCCTTAAGGGCGTCTACTCGTCCAACGAGGCGCGCAAGCGGATGAACCTGCCGCCGGTCGAGGGCGGTGATGCGGTCCTTTCGCAGCAGCAGAACTTCTCGCTTGAGGCGCTCGCCAAGCGCGATGCCCAGGACGACCCGTTCGCCCACTCGACGCCCGCCGCCCCAGCGCTCCCGGCGCCCGCCGCAGAGCCGCCGCCGGCCGCGAACGATACCACCACGGCCGCCGCCGCCCTCGTCGGCCTACAGGCCAAGTTCATGCAGGAGCCTGCCGCATGCTTGACCTCGCCAAGCTGACGGACGGCGTCTTCGAGGCGGTCAAGGGATACGTCGAGCGCTCGCTCTCGCCGATCCTCGCCCGCGTGGCCGCGCTAGAGGCGAAGGCGCCGGTCCCTGGCGACCCTGGTCCCGAAGGTCCGATGGGTCCGGAGGGGTTGCAGGGCGACCCAGGCAAGGACGGAGAGGACGGCGCCGACGGAGAGACGGGTCCGCAAGGGCCGCAGGGCGAGATTGGTCCGCAGGGCCCGCCGGGCGACATGGGCCCGGCGGGCGCCGATGGCACGATGGGCATGTGCGGCCCGACCGGATCTGACGGAGAGGCTGGACCGGAAGGCGCGCAAGGCGACATGGGCCCGGCCGGCGCCGAAGGTCCGCCAGGCCGAGACGGGCGCGACGGCTTGCCCGGCGTCCCGGGCGCCGACGGCAGAGACGGCAAGGATGGGAAGGACGGCGTGGACGGCGCTGACGGGATCGCCGGCCAGAACGGCCTCGACCTAAACGACTTCTTCGTCCGCTCGGCCGACGGCGGCCGCACGATCGAGTACTGCCTTGGCCGCGGCGACGTCCTCCACGTCTCCGAGCTCAAGACGGCGATGATGATCTATCAGGGCGTCTACAAAGACGGCGAGGCGTACCAGTGGGGCGATACCGTCACCTGGGGCGGAAGCCTCTGGCACTGCAATGCTGACACGGCCGAGAAGCCGGGCGAGGGCTCGAAGGCGTGGTCGCTCATGGCAAAGCGCGGCCGTGACGGTAAGGACGGCTCGCCGGGCGCGGACGGCGCGCCTGGGCGTCCTGGGCGCGACCTGACGAGGGCTAAATGAGTTTCCGCGGCCACCGCCATCCGCTGCGCCGCGTCCCGCTCGTGACCGTGATCGTCCCGCCCGAGCCGCTGCTGACCGCCGATCAACTCGATGTGGCGCTGCGGCTGGATCTACAGGTCGGCGACAGCCCGGCGCTCGAACGCGGAGACGTCGAGGACAAGATCGCCGAGGCGACGGCCATGCTCGACGGCCCATCCGGCTGGCTCGGCCGCGCGCTCGGGCCGCAGACGCTTGAACTATCCGTCGAGACCCGCGGCGAACGCTTCATCGAACTCCAGTTCCCGCCGATCATCTCGCTCGTCTCGATCGCCTACGACGACTCCGACGGCAACGAGCAGACCCTCGATCCCGCCGACTACCGCCTTCGCCGCGGCGCCGTCTACTTCACCAGCACCGCGCCCGACTCCGAGGACATGCGGATCCGCTACCGCGCCGGCTACTCGGACGGCAACTCGCCCGAGGGCGCGAACGTCCCGCGCAATGTCCTGGCGGCGCTCAAGCTGATGGTGGGCGACCTCTGGGAGAACCGCCAGGGCCAGGTTATCGGCTCCGGCGCCGCGATTATCAACCCGACCGTCGAGGCGCTCCTCGCCGGCCTCAAACTCTATTCCATAGCCTGAGCTTGGAGCTCGCGATGAACCTCAGAATGATCGCGCTCGCTGCGGCCGCCGCGTTCTTTGCGGCATCCGCCTCGGCGCAAGTGCCGCTCTACACGGACAACTACGGCCAGCACAAAACGCCCACAGTTGTCGCCTGCGTCAACGAGACGACCGGCGCGGTCGAAAGCTGCGGTGGATCGGGATCGGGCGGCACAGTTACCATCACCGGGCCGGCGGGCACTCAAACCATCCTGAATTCAATCGCCGTCACGCAATGCGACGGCTGCGACGTCACGCTGGGCACCGAAGCGGACGCTGCCTGGACGACAGGCTCGGGCACAGTTGTTGCCATCCTGAAGAACATGGCTGCGGGTATCGCGAGTCCCGGCAACATGCAGGGTATTGCGGCTCAAGCCGCAAGCGACACCGATATACCGCTAAACGATGGCTGCCGCGCGGCCACGGCCACGCCCACAGCGGTCACCGACGGCCAGAAGGTCGTCAATCAATGCACTGTGGGAGGTGAGCAGGTCGTCGTCGTAGGCGCTATCCCCGAGAACCACACCCAAGGCGTCACCGCCGCTATGGGCGCCACGACCAGCACTCTACTCCTGGCCGCTCCCGCTTCTGGCCTGCGCAACTACGTCACCCACATCTCCTGCGGCAACTCCCATGCCACGGTCGGAACCTTCGTCACTGTTCAGGACGGTTCGGGCGGGACGGCCATCGGCAACCTGACGGCGGCGGCGGTCTACGGTGGCGAGAGTGACACTGACGCCGCTGTCCTCTATCGCCAGCCAACCACGGCGACCGGACTCTACGTCGCCAACGTGACCACCGGCGCGAACGTGATCTGCGAAGCCAGCGGCTACGTGGCGCCGTAGCATGAAGATAGTTGAGCACTTTAAGGATGCCGGCGCTGCGGTGTTGGGCGCCGGCGGGTACGCGATTGCGGCGGCCGTACTCACATTTTTGATCCTGTGGGCCGCGCCGTGCTTTGCCACGCCCAGCATTTCCAGCGTCGGCACCAACACGGGCACGTCGCAGACTACGCGCGCCCTGACCGTCACCTGTGGCGCGGGGAGCCTCCTCACGATTGAGGTTGCGGTCAGGAATGCCACCTTTACGGCGCCGACCGGCGTCGGCGTGTCCGACACGCACAGCAACACCTACACTGTCATCACCTCTTTCAACGCCTCCACCGACTCCGTTACGGCGGTGATTTACAGCGTCCTGACTAACGCTCTCTCCGCTGCTGCGGTGACCGCCGCGTGGACGGGGACCACCACCAACAGCCGCGTCCTGGGCCAATGCACGACCGGCCTAACGTCCACACCCCTGGACGTGACCGGGACGTGGAACAGCGCCACAGGGACCGGACCAGGCACCAACGGTAATCTCACCACCGGCACACTCGCCCAGGCCAGCGAATTGATCATCTCGGTTGACGACGAGGTATCGGCCAACGCCGCTTGGACCGCCGACACCGGCCACGGCTTCACGCAGCTAACCAACCTGACCTTCGGCGGACGCACGGCGGTGGATACCCAAGTTGTCGCCTCAACGGCTTCCGTCACGTCGAATCCGACCCTAGCGACCAGCCAACTCTACGATGTCAACGTCTTCACCTTTAAGGCGTCTGGTGGCGGCGTAACGGCCACTTGCGGGCGCGGCATGCTGATGGGTGTGGGATGCTGACCCGCCGTCTTTCGGAATGGTTCTTCCACGGCGGCCCGATCAACTTTCTGATCATGGTGCTGCTGCTGGTTTTTCACGCGACTCCAGTACAGGCCCGAAATCCTCATGGGGTGCCATCCCAGGCGCCGGTCCTCGCCAGCGTCACCATCCCCTTTGGCAATCTTACTCAGAAGGACAAGGGGACCGTCCGACTATCCAGCGCCACGCTCGGCCTTCTGCATAGCCAGGGCGGCTCCAGCGTCACCTCGTGGACAGAGGCCTGCACCTCCAGCAATTGCGGCGACTGGACGCTCTACAACGGAGCGGAGGGATCAAGCGCGATCCTCCCCGTTCCCAGCACTGCGGGCGTTACCGATTGCCTACAGGGTGGAAGCCCCTGCACTGCATCGGCGACCTATACCTTCGACATCACTGCGACCAACGCCAACGGCACGTCGCAGTCGAAGGTGTTGACGATCAATACCGCGCCCTGCCACGCCACGCTCGGCAATGAGTCCGGCGTTCCGCACGCTTCGGCCGCCACCTTCCAGTCCAAATGTGGCGTGGCCGTGGACTTCGCGGTCGGCATGGATCGGGGCCAATGGTCGGGGTCGGGCCTCAGCGGCACCTGTGTAAGCGGGTCCGGCTCCTGCCGCACCATTCAGGGCGCGGCCTTCGTGGGCAACCAGGGCGATTGTTCGATCACCGCTACGGCGTTTGTCTGCGGCACAGTCACCGGGACGGGTTCAGGCTTCGCGGCGGGCCAATACCTGACCGGCTACAAGGTGACGGCGCTAACTAAGATCGTCTCCATGTCCGACTCCACTCATGGGGTCGTCAACATTAGTCAAACAGTTCCGACAACCACCATCTGGTCCGGCATCTCCTACCAGTACGCCGACGCTGCCCGGCCCCCACCGCTCATCGACATCGAGACGATAGCGAGCAGCAGCTATATGATCTACAACGCCCTCGCTCCGACGCAGAGCACAGGCGCGGCCCTTCCAGGCTCGATTATCGCGACGACAGCGGGCGATTCCTACATCGGCGTCAATGACCTGACTGTCGGCTGGGTCGCTGGCTACGGTTCCCTGAACGACACCTCATCGGCCTTTACCTGCGTCGGCACCAGCCATGTCGTGGTCAACAACCTCCATGCCATCTATTCCCCGCAGGGTGTGCAGGAAGGCTCGTTCTGCGACCACGTTCAATTGAACGCGCCGGTCATCCAACTCGCGTCCGACAACCACCTGTTCTTCGGCTCGGGCAGCGACTGGGAGATTGATGACGCGCGACTGATCGCCCATTGCGCCCACAACGGGTCCGGCCTGCATGTGGACGCGGCGCAGATCACGGACGGCACGGGCCAAATACGCCCCATCTGGCGCCGTCTGATCGCCCTCGACGCCAACTCCTGCCTGACGGTGGACAACGCTGGGAGCCCCATCGGCCTCGCCGCTCCGATCTTCTCGGCGCAATCTCCCTGGGTGGTGACGGGCTCAATCGACAACGGTTCGGGGGGCGCGGGCAACATCCTGCATGTGACCGCCGTTCAGGACTATCTCGTCTCGGTCATCGCCTCGACCACCAAGCCCCTCGCGGGCGGAACCATGACCGGCGCTCCGACAGTCACCGCCGTCCCCGCAGGAGGCTCCAGCACCAGCAGCACCGTCTCTTCAGCCTCTGGCATCCTCACTGTGGGAACGCTGACCGGGCGCGTCGTTGAGGGCATGGCGATTACCGGCGGCGGCTTCACCAGCGCAAGCTCGCAGTGCCACATCACCACCAACGTCGCCGGCTCGGGCTCCGGCTCGACATGGAATGTAACCGGCTGCACAGAAGCGCCCAAGACCGGCACCTTCACCTACGTCACCACGCACGGCGAGGGTATCGGCGACTACACCATCAGCGGCTCGCCCCAGCTTGTCGCCTCGACCACGATCCACACCTACTACACCACCGGTGGCCTCTACGACGGCTTCATCTACGTCGGCTGTGCGAACGTCGATCCCAACTTCTTCTCTTTCGTGGACTCGACCTTCAAACACGCGACCTATTTCCACGCTAACATCGCGGGCTTCGCGGTCGGAGCCTGCGCCACCACCGGTCCGAGCCCCACATTCAGCCTCCCCACCCACAACGGAACCGGCCAGCCCTACGACGGCGCGAATGTCCTGAGCGACAGCTACTTCTCCGGTACGCTGGCGACGCTCCCCGCCTCCTTCACCAACGCCCGCAACTACTTCGCCAATGGGGCCAACGGGACGAATGATCCGGCCTGCGGCGTGAGCCCCGTCTGTGACTTCGTGGGCACGACGCCCAAGGCGACCCTGACCGCCTTTAACTGGTCCGGCGCGACCGTGGCGCAGATGGTAGCCGAAGTCGTCTCGGTGCTGACGCCATCCTGCATCTCGGGGGCGAACACCTATCCCAGCGGCGTTGCCATCGGCGCCCTCACTTGCGACGGCAAATGGAATGACGGGTCGGGGATCGTGCCATAGGCTCGGCTGCCTGGCCCGACTGGACCGACCGCGCTGTCGCGATCATCGCCTCCGGTCCTTCGGCAAAAAAAACTGGCGTAGAGCATCTGAAAGGCCGCGTTCCCGTCCTCGCTATCAAGGCGAACGTCGATCTCGCGCCATGCGCCGATGTTGTCTACGGCTGCGATTTCGGCTGGTGGGAGTGCCGGCACGGACTGACGGAGTTCAAGGGCCTGCGCCTCGCCTACGACCAGCGCGCGGTCGACCAGTTCGGGTGCGGCAAGGTCGAGATCCCTGACAAGCGGTTAGACCGGCTGGTCTTCGATAAGGTCGGCAGCGTCGGCGCCGGCGGGAACTCCGGCTTCCAGGCGTTGAACCTCGTCGCGCAGTGGGGCGCGAGCCGCGTCCTCCTGATCGGCTTCGACGTCCACGACCGCAATGGCGTGCACTGGTACGGTCGCAACAATGGGTTCCGCATGTCTAACCCAGACCGCGACAACTTCCGGCGCTGGCTGCCGGCGTTCGAGACGGCCGGCGTTCAACTGGCTGCGCGCGGCATCGAAGTGGTAAACGCATCTCCGACGAGCGATATCCGCTGTTTTCCGAAGGCGAGCGTCGAGGAAACGCTCAAGCGCTGGGAGGTCTGGTGAAAGAGACGATATTCGTCGGGTACGACCCGAGGGAGCAGACGGCCTACGAGATCGCCGTGCAATCGGTCAGCAGGCGCCTCTCGCGCTTCATCCCCATCCACGGCCTGGTGCTCGACGACCTCGTCGGCCGCGGCCTCTACACGCGCCCGACGACCCGTCACTTCACCGGCGCCAGCCTGACGACCGTCATGTGGGACAAGATATCCGACGCGCCGATGTCGACCGAGCACGCGAACGCTCGGTTCCTGACAAAGCACCTGGCCGGCTCGGGTTGGGCGCTGTTCATGGACGGCGACATGCTGGCGCGGGCCGATATCGCCCAGGTCTTCGACGGCCTCGACCCTGCGAAGGCGGTCTACTGCGTCCAGCATCACCACGAGCCGCCGGCGGGCCTGGAGAAGATGGACGGCCAGATTCAGACCGCCTACGCGCGGAAGAACTGGTCGAGCTTCATGCTCATCAACTGCGACCACCGCTCGAACCGGGAACTGACGATAGAGCTCATCAACGCGCTGCCCGGCCGCGACCTGCATCGCTTCTGCTGGCTGGCGGACGACGAGATCGGCGCACTAGATCCGAAGTGGAACTACCTCGTCGGCGCCTCGCCTCCGCTCCCCGACGTAGCGGTCGCGCACTTCACGCTCGGGCTGCCGGATATGCCCGGATACGAGGAGTGCGAGTTCGCCGACGAGTGGTGGGCCGAGCGCCGCCGGCTCGCCGCATGAAGGCCATCCTCGTCACAGGCGGCGCCGGCTATATCGGCCGCGCGACATGCCGGGCCCTCAAGGCGAGCGGGTTCGATCCGGTCGCGTTCGACAACCTCTCGACGGGCGAGCGGTCGGCGGTTCAGTGGGGTCCGTTCGTCGAGGGCGACCTGCTCAATCGCGCCGAGATCGCCGCGGCCCTGCTGCAGTACAATCCAGTCGGCGTGATCCACCTAGCCGGGCACTCCAACGTCGCCGAGTCCGTCTTCAACCCGGAGAAGTACGACGAGAACGTCTGGATGACCTGCAACGTCGCCACCAGCGTCGGCCGGCTTCCAGTCGTGTTTGCCTCATCCGCTGCGGTATACGGCGAGGGTGGCGCGCTGGCGATCACCGAAGGCCGCGAGCTCGCGCCGCTCAATCCCTATGGCCGCACCAAGGTAAGCGGTGAACACCTTTTGCCGGACGCGATGCGCCTGCGCTACTTCAACGTCGCCGGCGGTTCGGGTGACCGCGGCGGGCATCTGATCCCGAACTTCCTGGCTGCAGCCGCCGGCAAGCGCATATTCGTGCTGCATGGCGATGGCGCGGCGGTCCGCGACTACATACTCGTCGACGATGTCGCCCGCGCTAACGTCGCCGCGCTCAAGGCGCTGATCCGCGGCCAGCCAGGCGAGGCGCTCAACGTCTGTTCGGGAGTGGGGTCGAGCGTGCGTCAGGTGATCGCGCTTTGCGCTGGCGCGGATATCGTCCCAGAAATATCCGAACGCCGCCCAGGCGACGCCGACAAACTGGTCGGATCGAATGACCGCATCCGCAAAGTGTTGCGCTGGGAACCATCGCGCGACCTGGCCGGTATCATCCGCTCGGCGCGGGAGCGCCTCGCTTGGGTCTAGGCGATCAGATCATGGCGACCGGCATGGCGAAGGGCGCCAAGGAGTCGGGCCAGCGCGTCGCCTTCGGAGACGGCCGCCGCATCCTATGGGACGGGAACAGCGAAACGATCTTCCGGGGCAACCCTAACATCGCGCGGCCAGGCTCGGAGCGCGACCGCGACGTCGTCTGGATCCGCTACCACAAGGGGCACCGGATCTATAACACCCAGGACCGGAAGCGGAATCGCTGGGTCTGGAACACCAACTTCCGCGCCCAGGCTGGCGAGCTCTACTTCGACCCGGGCGAGAAGCGGAACGGGCGGCGCTTCGGCGAGGGGTTCATCATCATCGAGCCGAACATCGAGGCGTGGAAAGGGTGCGCGCCGAACAAGGATTGGGGCCGCGAGAAGTATCAGGCGCTCGCCGACAAGCTCGTCGAGGCCGGGCACGAGGTCCGGCAGTTCGGATACGACAAGGGCAGGCCGCTCCCCGGGATCCCGACGTTCCGCACGCTCGGCTTCCGCGACGCCCTGGCGATCATGTCGCACGCCGCGCTCTACATCGGCCCGGAAGGCGGCTTGCACCACGGCGCCGCGGCGGTCGGAACGCCGGCCGTGGTCCTGTTCGGCGGCTTTATCCCGCCGATCGTGACCGGCTATGAGCAGCATACGAACCTGACCGGCGGCGCGACGGCCTGCGGTTCGCTCTCGCTCTGCCAGCACTGCATCGAGGCGATGGCGAAGATCAGCGTCGAGGAAGTCTTCGACGCCGCGGCCCGGCTTCTCTGAATGGACGTCATGCGATCACCGACGGGGCACTACTCGGTCCAGCGCCGCGTCGCCGGCTACCACGACCTTCGCCTCGACGGGATCAGCGACCTGCTCAACCGGGCGAAGGGTTGCTCGGTCCTCGACATCGGCTGCAATCGCGGCGCGGTGGGGTTCCAGTTCTACGAGAACGGCGCGAGCGCGGTGCACGGCTGCGATATCTACGAGGCCGGGATCATGGCGGCGCGGGAGTGGTTCGCCGACCTACGCGCCGTCGAGAGCCAGTTCGAGGTCGTGGACCTGACGAAAGGGTCGGCCGCGTTCAAGCGCTTCCGGGCGTCCTACGATATCGTCCTGCTGCTCGCGACCTACCACAAGCTCAAGCGCGTGATGCCAGCGGACGAATTGTCGAAGCTGATCCAGCATGTCGGCCGGATGACGAAAGGCTACTTCGGCTGGCGCGCGACGTCCGAGCAGCTTGCGGAGAACGACGCGGAGATCGCCGCGCTTGACCGCGACTTGCGCGAGGTCAATCTCCACCGGATCCACACGTCCTACATTTCAACCGAACTCGGAGTCGCCGCGATATGGGCAAGGGGATGATCCTCCTCCGCAGAATCTACATGGCAGCCGTCTTCTGGACTGGCGAGCGGATACGAGGAACAGGCTGGACGCTTTGCCTAAGCTGGCCTGTCCGCCACGAAGTTTGGAGCGGAACGAAGATCGCTATTCGAGATCATCGAGGCTGGCCGCGCCTATCAATCGTGAGGGAGGCTCTGTGAAGCAGGCGGTCCACCGGAAGTACCTGACTGACGTCGCCCAGGAGGACGCCGAGCTCGCCGCGTTCTGCCGCCTCCTGGCCGGCGAGGGCGCGCGGTCGTTCCTCGAGATCGGCTCGCGCTATGGCGGCTCGCTCTGGCGCGTCGCCCACGCGCTGCCGAAGGGTTCGCGCATCGTCTCGATCGAACTGCCCGAAGGCTTCGGCGGTCGCGGCGACGGCGCGGTGAACCTGCAAGCCTGCATCGACGCGCTGAACGCTGAAGGCTACGACGCGCATGTGATCTGGGGAAAGAGCAACGCGCCAGCGAACATCGCGCAGGCGAAGGCGCTCGGGCCCTTCGACGCGGTCTTCATCGACGGCGACCACACGCTGCAGGCTTGCACAGCGGACTTCGAAAACTACGGCCCGATGGCGCGGATCGTCGCGTTCCACGACATCGCTTGGAACCGGCCGGCGGATCATACCGGCGCGATCATCGAGGCGCCGATCCTCTGGGCGAAGGTGCGCAAGCAATACCGCCACGTCGAGTTCAAGTTCTGCCCGACCGGCAGGAACAACGGCATCGGTGTGCTGTGGCGCTCCGCGTAACGACATGGCGGTGGGGTTCCAAATATCCGCAGTTCTACGTCGACCGTCTGGCCGCGGGCCTGCGTCGGCATCTCGCCCAACCCTACGACTTCCGGGTGATCGTCCCGCAGGATGAAGACGCCGCGCTCACCGCAATTCCCGGCTGCCTGGCGCGGCTGCGGGCATTCGATCCGGCATGGCAGGCAGCACAGGGATTCGAAGCCGGCGACCGCATTGTCTGCCTCGACCTCGACCTCGTCATCACCGGACCGCTCGACGCTCTCTTCGACCGACCGGAGAACTTCGTGATCCTGCAAGGCGCGAACGCCTCGAACCCCTGCCCGTACAACGGCTCGGTCTGGATGCTACGCGCCGGGCACTACCCGCACGTCTGGCAGGACTTCTCGCTCGATGCCCTGCGGATTACGAACTATTTCGAGTTCCCCGATGACCAGGGCTGGTTCGCGCACACGCTCCCCGGCGCCGCCGGCTGGCAGGTCGGTCCGTCGTCGGGATTATACGCGTATAAGAAGCCAATGTGGCCGAAGGGCGATGCGCTGCCGAAGGACGCCCGGATCGTCGCGTTCCCCGGCTGGCGCGACCCGTCGGCGTTCGAGCATCTGGATTGGGTGAAGGAGCACTGGCGCGCATGATCGAAGCGAGCCGCGCTGTCCTGTTTATCCCCGGCCACCTGAAAAAGTTCAAACTGGACCTGTTCAATCGTATCGGCCGGACGATCGTCAGCCAGGGCGGCTACGAGGTCCGCGGCGACTTCTCGGCGCTCGACCGCTTCCCCGACGATATGATTCCGATCGTCGGTTGCACGCTCGAACTCCACCCGATGATCGAGGCGTGGCGCAAGCGCGGGCGGACGTTCGTGTATTGGGATCGCGGATATTTCCGCAGGATCTTCGCGACCGACCTGCCGACCGGCGCCGACGGCGGATATTATCGCTGGCAGGTCAACGCCTACCAGATGCGCGAGATTAGAAGCGTGCCAGGAGACCGCTGGGAGGCCGCCAGGACCGATCTCTGGTCGTGGGGTAGGAACGGGCGGCATATAGTCGTCGCCGAGCCGTCGCCCAGCTACCAAGCGTTCCACGGTATCACCGGATGGAAAGAGCGGACGGTCGAGGCGCTCCGCAACGTCACCGACCGCCCGCTGATCTACCGCGACAAGGAAATGCAGAGGTTCGGCAGAAAGTTGCACGACGATCTCCGTGGCGCGCACTGTCTCGTCACGCACGGCAGCAACGCCGCGGTCGAGGCGGTCATCATGGGTTGCCCTGTCGTTGTCCATCCCGACAGCGCCGCGGCCCTGGTGGGCCTGACGGACATTGCGAAGGTCGAGACGCCGCTCTATCCCGACCGCGAGCCGTGGGTGCGGTCGCTGGCGTACAATCAGTGGAACGAGCGCGAGCTGGTGGACGGAACGCTCTGGCGGATGCTGGAAGGGGAAAAATGCCACGCTTGATCTTCGTCAGAGACTACATTTACACGCCGACCGAGGAGCGGCGCGTCTCGACCAAGTTCAAGGCGGGCCCGAGGGAAGTGCTCGTGAACTCCGACTGCGCCGGCAAGGCGATCACCGCCGGCGCCGCGATCTGGCCCAAGAGCAGTCAACCCGCGCCGATCGTCGTCCCGCGTAGGCGCCGCCGCAAATGACCGAGATCGGGATGCTGCGCGAGCGGATCCGCTTCCAGCAGCGCGGCCTCGACGCCAACGGCGACCGCCTGGGTGCGTGGGACGATGGTGCGTCGGTTAGCCGCGCCGCGCGGTTCAAGTATCGGACCGGCCGTCGTGACGACGAGGCGATCTTCCAGGCGCGCATGCAAGGCGACCAGCCCGTAGACGTCACGGTGCGCTTCGATCGGCAGACGGCGCAGGTCACGAACGCCTGGCGCGTCGTAAGGCCGAGCGACGGACGCGTGTTCAACATCCGGTCGATCATCTATGACGAACTGCGGGCATACATCACTCTGCTCTGCGTCGAGGACGGGTCCGGCGGTGGCGTCTAAGGTCGAAGGGATTCAGGCGTTTCGCCAGCGCGTGCTCGGCACGCTAAAGCCGGAGGCGCGCAAGCTGATGGCCGACGCCAACCAGAAGAACGCGCAGGAGTTCCACGACCTCGTCGCGCAGATCGTCCCGCGCGGGGATCCAAAGCCGCCGAACCTGGCCGACACTCTCGTCATGCGGCCGGGCGACCAGACCTCGACGGCGTTCCTCGTCTCGATCGGCGGACCGGGCGCTCCCTATCCGCTCCACCTAGAGGGCGGCCACAGGACCAAGGGAGGCGCGCACGTCCCCGCCGAGCCGTTCTGGAACCCGGCCAAGCGCGTCCTGCGCAACCGGGCCAGACGCCGCGCCCAGCGCGCGCTCAACGCGGCCGTGAAGCTGACGGCGGCGCAGAAACTCGGGACGCAATGAGCGACCCGGCCGAGGCTATCTTCGACGGCATCGAGGCGGCGCTGCGGGCGAGCGCCGCGCTGGCGACGGCGACCGGCAACCCGCTGCGCATCTACGACGTCGTGCCAGCGAACGCCCTGCTTCCGTATGTCGTGATCGGGGACGACAACATCGTCGGCGACGACACGGTCTGCGCGCCAGCCTCTGAGATTTTCGCCACCGTCCACGCCTGGAGCAAGTCGGAGCCGCCGAGTTCGCGCCAGGCCCGGCAGATGGGCGCCGCCATCCGCGCGGCCCTGACCGCGCAACTGACGCTGACCGGCTTCGAAGTGATCGACTGGGAGTTCCAGGGCGCGCTCTACAACACCGATCCTGACGGCTCGACGCACGGCCGCTTCATCTTCCACTACTTCGTCAACCCGACGACCTGAAATCCGGGCCCGACCCGTAATCCGCCCGGCTCTGCCGGCCTTCCCCTCTAGGAGCCTATTCAATGACGACCCTTCTGAAGGACGCCAGAGGCGTCAAGCTGCTGATCAAAAAGGGCGACGGCAACAGCCCGGAGCTCTTCACCGCGTTCTGCTCGATCAACACGACGCGCGGGATCACGTTCACCAGCACCACGAACGAGTTCCCGCAGATCGACTGCGACAATCCCGACCTGATCTCCTGGGCGCTGCGCGAAAAGGCGTCGCTCTCGGCCTCGATCGCCGGCGCCGGGACGCTCAACACGCCCGACGTGCAGGAGTTTTACGATTGGGTCACGGCGGCCGACTCCTCGAACTGCCAGGTCGTCGTCGACGTTCCCGACACGGACGGCGGCGTGATCTTCGAGGGCGCGTTCCATTGCACGGACTTCGCCATCACCGGCAACCGCGGCGCCAAGATGGAGTGCACCATTACCCTGCAGTCCGACGGCGAGGTCACCAGCGTCCCGAACACGTAGGGCGCATGGCGAAAGCAGTAGATGCGGACTTCGGCGGGGAGGAACGCAAGTTCCTGCTCCTGCTCGGCGAACTGCGCGCGATACAGGAGAAGTGCGGCGTGGGGCCGAGCGTCGTCGCTCAACGCCTCGCGCGCTGCGTCACCGTGCGCCGCGCATACCCGGAAGCCACGATCCTCGAACAGGTGAACATGGGCCTCGGCGACTTCATGGTCGACGATGTCCGTGAGCCTATCCTGCAGGGCCTTATCAAAGGCGGGATGGAACCGAACGCGGCGGGGAAGCTCGTTCGCACTTGGATCGACGACCGTGGCTTCCAGGGCCTCGTCGAGAACGCCGACCTTGCGCTGATGGTCCTGATCGCCGGCCAGGCGAGACCGGATGATGAGCCGGGGGAGAAAGTAGCGGCCGAGATAACCCCGGAGACCTCGGCCGCTTGATCTTCTCCGAGTTCTACGGCCAGGGCGCCGCAATGGGGTGGAACCCTGAGATGGTCGATAATACCGGCCTATGGGAGTTCGTCTCAGCGGTCGGCGGCTTCAACAAATTCCACGGCGGCGGGGAACAGTCGAAGCCGCCAACGCCCGACGAGCACGACGCACTGATAGCCAAGTACGCGTGACGGGGTTATAGGCGCGGGATGCGCTTCGCCCTGGCCGCCGTCCTCGTCCTCTCAGCTTGCAGCCAAGTGCCGCCCATCGCCCGCGAGGCGCCGACCGTAACGGTAGAGAGCGTGAGGCTGAACGCCGTCCTGCTGCCAGAGGCGCTCGTTCGAATCACCAACGATACCGGGCGCGACCTCGGCCGCGTGAGCATCGCCTGCGAGTTCTATCGGGCGAATGGCGAACTGATCGGGTTGGCGCCGGGCGACGTTGATCATCTGGCCGACGGCGAAAGTACGCTGACCCAAGTCTGGTCGTCGGAGCAGCGCCAGCGTCCCGCGACTGCTACCTGCCGCGTCGATTAGATAGCCGGAGGCGTCCGCGATGGCAGCCGAAAACATCGAGCGGTTGACGGTCGTTTGGGACGCCAACTTCCAAAAGTTCGAGGAAAAGTTAAATAAAGTCGTGGGCTTGGCCCAAAAAGGTTCGAAGGACATTGCGGGCCACTTCAACAATCTGGATAGGACGCTCGCGGCACCGAACTTCGGCAGATCGCTGGAAAAGATATTCGACTCCTCGCGCCTCGCGACCCTCGACGCCGCCGGCGCAAAGCTTCGCATCTTCGGCTCCGCGCTCGAACCGCTCGGCGCACTTGGCTTGGTAGCGGCCGGCGGTGTTGTCGCTCTCGCTGCGGCTCTCAAGCAGGCGGGCGATGCTGCGGAGTTCGCGCGGAACATCGCGAACACCGCCAAGGCGCTGCACCTGACGACTGACGCGCTGCAGGAGCTCCAGTTCGCGAACAAGGCCGCCGGCGGGACCGAAGAAGGTCTGACCACATCATTGCAGGAGTTCACCGTCGCGCTCGGCAAGGCCGAGGCCGGCACAAAGCGCGGGCTCGTACCGTTCAAAGAGTTGTTCGGCAACGACTTCACGCGCGACGCAGCGAAGGGCCTCGGCGGCGTGGACGCGGCGCTGCGTCAGGTCATCGAGCGCATCGGCAAGCTGCGCACGCCGGAGCAGAAAGACGCGATCATCGAGCAACTCGGCCTGCGAGGCATCGCGCCGCTGGTCAACGATGGCGTGGAAAAGATGCAGGCGCTCCGAGAGGAGGCTCAACGCATCGGCGTCGTCATGGACGAGGGCCTGATCAAGAAGGGCGCGGCGGCGAACGAGCAGTTTGAGACGCTCTCGAAAGTCATCGACGTCCAACTCAAGAGCGCGTTCGTCGATTTGGCTCCGGTCCTGACGCAACTGCTCACCATCGCCGCGAAGTTCGCCCACGAGATCAACGACGTCGCCCAGGCGCTCGCCGGCATCCAGCACCGTAGCCGCGACCAGCTTCAGGCCAGCATCAACTCGACGGACGAGTTCATCGCGCGCCAGAGCCGGAACCTCGACAACCCGAGCGGCGAGATCCGTGGCTTCGCTACTGCGGCCGTAAAGCGCGCCTTCGCCGAGCGCGAAAAGCTCACCGCGCAACTGGAAAAGCTACCGCAGGATGCAGCGGCGCCGGACGTTCCAACGGGGACGACGGATCTCCATCCGCCCGCCGGCCACGCGACAAACAAAGCCGCCGAGCAGATCAGGCGGTTCAACGCCGAGCTTGCCCGCGTCGCCCTCGAACTCCTGGCCGTCTTTGACGACGAACTCCACAGCACGCAGGAGCGCCAACAGATCGCGCGCGACCGCCTCGTTGCCGAGAAGGACGCGAAGGACCAAGCCATCGAGGATCAGGTCCAGACGAAAAGCATCACTGCGGCGCAGGGCCAGATCCTGCTCGGGAAGAATGCTGAACTTTACGCGGCCAAGACGAGAGAGCAGGTCGCGCTCCAGCAAGTCGAACTCGACCAAGCGACCCTGCGCGTCGCCCAGGAACTGAATGACTCCGTCGTCTCGATCCTCAAGGCGCAGTCCGACCTCGCGACGACCGCCGAGGCGCGCGGCCGGCTCGAGGCCGAGATCCTTGCGCGCGACCGGGCCGTGGCACGCCGCGCCCTCGAGGTCGAACTGGAGACCGAGAAGAACCTTACCGAGCAGGAGCGGCAGGCGCGGCTCAATGCCTTCGACGAGGAGACGCGGCTCAAGAAGTTGAAGCAGGCCAACGAGACGGCGGACGCCATCGCAGCCGAGATCAATGACCGAGCGCAGGCGCAACTCGGCAATCAGGTCGATCTGCTCCAGGCGCTTTCGCAACTGGCCGAGACGGCGAAAGAACGCCGCGACATCGAACTGCGAATCCTCAAGCTGCAGCAGGACGAGGAGAAGGCGCGGCTCGAAGCGATCGTCGCGTCGAAGACGGCGACCGAGGCCGAGAAGCAACAGGCCCGAGACAGACTAACGGCTTTGCCGGGGATCCAAGCCGGCCAGACCGCAGGCGTGATCGCTTCGACGCGTGGGCCGTTGGAGTCGTTTGTCGCGCAGCACGACCTCAAGCACACAGTCGAGGACTTCGAGGCCGCCGGCGTCAAGGCGTTCGACTCCCTGGCCGATAGCCTCGCGTCCGCTATCGTCAACGCGAAGTCGCTCGGCGACGTGGCTAAGAACGTCTTCCGCACGCTCATACAAGACTTGCTCGCGGCCACGATCAAACAGGCCGAGGCCAGCATCCTGAGCGTCCTGATCCCCGGCTTTGCTGGCGGCACTGATTCTGCGCCTGGTGGCGTGGCCCTGGTCGGCGAGCGCGGCCCGGAGCTCGCCTTCGTCCCGCGCGGCAGCCAGATCATCACTGCGGACCAGACGCGGGCGATTCTCTCCGGCAAGGGCGGCATGGGTCACACGACCGTCGCGCTCCACATGATCGTTGACGTCTCCGGCGCCAACGGGAACGCCGAGATCGAGCGCATCGCCCGCACGGCCGCTGCGCAGGGCGCGTCGCAAGCCTACAAGCAGGCGCTGCGGGACCAGCCCGCGCGTGCGGCTCAGTTCGACGCTTTGGGGCGCTGATGGATACCTTCCCGACGCACTACTTCTCGCCCGAGGGACAGCGGCCCTATCTGACCGGCCGCACGATCTCCTCCGGGCAATCCGTCTCCGGGTTGCAGCAGCAGGCCAAGACGGACGGCGGCGGCTTGTGGGTCGCCGAGATGACGAACGTGGCGCTGAACACGTCCGAGCGGCTCAAGCTTTGGCGGTCATGGGTCGCCCGGCTCGACGGCGGCGCAACGCAAGTCATTGTCCCGCTCTGCGATCTGCGGCAGGCGCCGGTCCCTATCGTCGACGGCAAGCCGTTCTACGGCACCGACGGCGTCCCGCACTCCGACGGCACATTCTTCTCCGACGGCACCGGCTACGGCGAAACGCTGATCGCCGCGACCTCGGTCGGCGCCGTGGGCCTCCGCGGCGTGGTGATGACCATCAACATCAGCGTTGGCGGCGACCTCTCTGCCGGGATGCACTTCTCGGTCGTCCACGCGACCAAGGGCAAGCGCCTCTATCGCGTCGCGACGATCACGTCCGATGACGACGCCGGAACTTATGGCGTGACGATCCGCCCGCCGATGCGCGAGGCGATCGCCGCGGGTACGCCGCTCGACTTCGAAGACCCCGGCTGCGTGATGACCGTCGTCAATTCCGACGCGATGGAACCGACGGTGAAGAACCACAAGTTCGCGACGGCCGACGTAACCTTCATCGAGGCGTTCTAAGTGTCGGGCCTGGGTTGGGATGACGCGGCCCTCGCGCAGATCGCGGGCAGCCGTCCCCTGCCGGGCATCCTCTTCCGCATGTCGACCGACCCGATCATCCGGCTTTGGGCCGGCGTCGGCGACTTTACGATCCCCACCGATCTGGTCGAGACCGAGTCGGGCGTCATCTACTCGGGCGCCGGCGAGCTCCTCGACCTGCCGACGGTCAGCCAACTCATCAACGGCATCGCCGAGCGGGTGGCGTTCTCGATAAGCGGCGTCTCTGTGACCGCGCCGCTCGCCTCGATGGCTTCTGGCTTGGCCGCGGACGTTCGGGACAGGAGCGTCAACCTCGGCATATGCGCGCTCGACAACAACTTCCAGCGGCTATCGCCGGTCGCCTGGTTGTGGGAGGGCCAGTCAGATTCGCTGATCGTCGATCGCGGCGCCGGGCAAGACGGCGTCATCCGCCGGCTTACGCTCTCGGTCGGCTCGATCATGACGGGCCGACGCCGCCCGTCCATCGCCTACTTCACCGACCCCGACCAGAAACTGCGCTCGCCCGATGACCGCTTCTTTGACCGCGTGAAGCTCTACGAAGCTGGCTCGACGAAGGTCTGGCCGGAATGATGCGCCTGCCTGAGTTCTTCGCGCGGGCGGGCCGGAAGCCGTGGGCATACGGACGACATGATTGCTGTCTCTGGCTGGCCGATTGGGTGCTTGAGCAGCGCGGCATAGACCCGGCGGCAGACCTGCGCGGCCGCTACTCGACGGCCAGGGGATGCGCCCGGATCCTCAAGCGCGCGGGCGGCGTCGCCAAGATCGTCGGACGCTGCGCTACGATTGCGGGCCTTGCGCCCACCACCGACCCGCAGCCCGGCGACGTCGGCGTGGTCCTCGCGACCAACGCTCGCGGCAAAGACGAGGAAGTCGGCGCGATCAAAGCCGGCGCGGATCGCTGGGCTTTCCTGACGCCGACCGGCCTAAGTTGCGCGCCCGTCTTCTGGTGCGCCGCCTGGAGCATGCGCTAGATGCCTCCGGTCATCGCGTTCCTGATCGCCGTCGGCGTCTCGGCGGGCCTGACGATCACTGCCGCGGTGATCGTGGCGAACGTCATCGTCATCGGCCTGCTCGTCGGCGCCGCGTTGCTCCTGGCGCCGGGCGTCCCGAAGCCGGCCGCCGTCCAGACGCCGCTCAAGAGCCCGCGCCAAGTGCGCAAGTCGGCTTTCGGCACGGTGCGGGTGAGCGGGCCCTACGTCTGCTTCGAGGCGGCGAACCAAGTCAGTTACGACGTGATCGCGTGTCTCGACGGCGCGAGCAACGCTATCGTCCGCCACTACCTCCACGACGACGTCGTGCTTCTGGACGGCAGCGACGCGGTCCTCTCGCCCGACGGCAAAAAGTACGGCCTTTCGGGGCGCGTCCACTTCTACAGCAACCTCGGCGCCAACCCGGAGACGGCCTTCGCGGCGGTTGTCGCGGGCATCCCAAGCGTATGGACGAGCCAGCACCGCGGAGACGGCGTCACGTCCATTGCGCTGACCTGCCTCCAGGCCAAGCCGGAGAACCAACTCGCGGACTTCCCTAACGGCCTGCCGGCGCCGGGCGTCGCGGTCCAGGCGCAACTCGTTTTTGACCCGCGCACCGGCCTGACGGCCTGGTCGGACAATCCGATCCTCTGCCTGCTGGCCTACATGACGACGGCCAAGGGCGGGATGGGTCTGGACTACACGCGCCGCTTCCTCCCGGCGATCGAGGACTGGAAGGACGCCGCGGACGATTGCGACATCGCGGTGGGAGTCGCCAACGAGCACGCGACGCTCAACACCGGCATCATGGTCGGGGCGACCAGCGTCGTCCTCACGTCGGTGACGGGGATCGTCGCTGGCACGGTGCTGATATTCCCCACCGAGTCGCACACGGTGCTTACCGTCGGCGGCCTGCTCGTCCAGTTCGTCGGCGGGATGACGGTCGCGCAGCCCGCCGGCACCAGCGTCTCCTGGGCGACCGGCTCGGCTGGCGAACGGCGCTACAGGTCGAGCGGCGTCTACAACCACGATACCTCGCCGTCGGACGTCGTGACGCAACTGCTCGCGACCTGCGACGGATGGCTTGCCCAGCGCGGCGACGGCGCCTTCACGGTCCGCTCCGGCCGCTACTCCGAGCCGACCATCACGATCAGCGACCAGCACGTCGTCGGCTATTCGCTGCAACACTACCTCGAGGACGAGAAGGCGGTGAACGAGCTCCTGCCGTCCTACACCGACCCGGCGACCGAGTATCAGGAGAACGACGCGGGATCCTGGCGCGACCAAGACGACATCGACGCGCGCGGCGTCGTCCGCAGCCAGCCGCTGCCGATACCCTGGTGCCCATCTGGCTCTCAGGCCCGCCGCCTCGCCAAGCGCGCAATGTCGCGGCTCTCGTCCCCGGTCCGCGGCTCGTTCATCACCAACCTCTACGGCATGAATGCGCTTGGCGAGCGCTACCTGCGACTGCAGGTCTCCGAGAACGCGACCATCGCCAACATCGTCGCCGAGATCACGCACGTCTCGATCGACCTCTCGACGATGACGCTGACCTTCGAGTTCATCCAGGCGTCGTCGGACATCGATGAGTGGAGCACAGGCGAGGAGATACCCGGCGGCGAGATCAATGCGCGGCCGGTCGCGACCCCGTTCGCGGTGCCGGTCATCACGGCGGCGACCGCGTTCTTTGAGACGGCCGGCAGCGGTGGCTACAGCCCGCGCATCCGCATCACGGTGACCGACCCGGGCGTCTCGAACATAAGCTGGCGCGCGCGCTGGCGCGTCACCGATGCGAGCTCGCCGCCGACGACGGTCTGGAACACCGGCGAGTATGTCGATATCGACCCCGGGCCCGACATCGAACTCGACACCGGCTTCGTGACGGTGGCGGCGAGCGTCGACGTCGAGGTCCAGTACTTCTCGTCGGTCCAGACCTCGGACTGGAGCGCGACCACTACGGTCTCGACCGTGCTCGATACCGTCCCGCCCGCGGCGCCGACGCTGGTCACCGCCACGGTCGCCTCGCCGAGCGTCGACCTCTCCTGCCGCAACCCGTCGAGCACGAACTTCAACTCGATCCGCTTCTATCGCAACTCGACCAACAGCTTCGGCACCGCCTCCGCGCTCGGCGCCGCGGATATCGAAGGCGCGCCCGGCGCGACGACGACCTATATCGACACGCCGGCGTCGGGGACGTGGTTCTATTGGGCGGTCGCGAAGAACGGCTCGGGCACCGCCTCGAGCGCGGCGGCATCGACGCCGACATCAGTTACGATCTAGGGAAGCCAGATGGGCGCAATCACCACCGCCGCCAATGCCGCTTACGCGGACGGCATCAGACCACCGAAGGCGGCGATCCGCGACCTCTTCGCGCTCGTGGAGGCCGCCGCGCAGGGCAGCGGTGCGGTTGCCTCGGCCTACGGCGTGGATGGCGTGGGCGACGACACAGCGGCGCTGCAGGCGGCAATCGACGCGAACTACGGCAATACGCTGGTCGTGGACGTGCCCGACGTCCTGATCTCCTCGCCGATCTCGCTGGTCAAGCCGATCCGGCTGATCGGTCTCGGCGGCGGCCGGAACAATAGCCTCAACTACGGGACGCGGCTTCACACGACGACCGGCGGCCTCGCGCAGATCCTCAAGGTCAACGTCACGACCGGCGGCGGGAACGAGGACTTCGGCGGGCTGGTCGACGGCTTCATCCTCGACGGCAACTCCGACGCGGCCATCGGCCTGCAGATCACCGGCTCGAAGTCGGTGAAGTGGCGGTTCAACGACATCAACTCGATGAACAACACGAACATCGGGATCGACATCGCGTCGGATCACTCGATGCGATTCTACAACTGCCAGGCCGCGCTCAACGGCTCGAACACGGCGGCCGATGCTGGCTGGTGGTTCAATGGCGCAAACTCATGCACGCTGTTTGGATGCAACGCCGAGGCCAACCACGGCAACGGCGTAATCGTGCAGCACGGTTACGATAACGCGTGGTATGGCGGGGCCATCGAGGGGAATACGAGGCACGGCGTCTACGGGCTGGGCGACGGCCAGCACTTTACGCTTCAGGACATCGACTTCGAAGGCAACGGGTCGTTAGTCGCGGCGACCTATATGGACATCGACCTGAGCGTCACTCTTGCCGCCTACTGGAATATCTGGAACTGCAAGTTCGCAGGCACCGACGTCCTTCACGCGATCCTGAACCACGGCCTGCAGAACAACATCCGCAACGTCCAGTGCAACGATACGCCGCGGGTGCTGTGGGATTCGAACGCGATCAACGGCGTGTTCGAAGGCGACGTCGCCAACGTCCTCGACGCCGCCTCGGTCCTCGGGCCCTTCGTCAAGGTCCACAACTCTGAGGCCAAGCACCTCTCGACGACCACGCCCGCAGTCGGCGCTACTGGTGTCAAGGTCTTCAATCCGGTCCTTAATGGGCCGGTCTTCGCGATGATCGAAAATGTCGGATCAGCGACAACCTACACCGTGACGCAGGAATCTAGCGGCGGCACATACACGAGCAACATTCACGAAGGTCCGGTCTATCTCGGTCCTGGCGACAGCATTTCGTTTGCCTATGCCGGGGCCGCGCCGACTTGGCGCTGGAGAGCTTTCTAATGGGCGCGATCAAGGCACTATTCGACAGCGCCTACGCCGACGGGATCCGGCCGCCAAAGGCGTCGATTCGAACGCTGGGCCAGATGATCGACGGGCGGCTCGGCGGCTTCATCTCCCTCGCCGAGTGCGGCGCGACGCTCGACGGGACGACGGACGACTCGTCGGCCTGGGACGTGGCGCTCGCGGCGTTCAGCGCGAACGGCGCCGGGATCGCCAGCGGCGGCATCTATGTGCCAGGCCCGACGGCCATCTCGCGGCCGATCACCTACGCCGGAGCGACGAACTACGCGCTGCGGATCTTCGGCGTCGGCGCCCGGTCCGAGGGCGTCATCAACGGCTCGGCAATCCGCTGGATCGGCACGGCCGGCGGCTCGATGCTGATCTGTGACGGCGGCGTGCTCGAGGTCGATGGCGTCAACTTCGACTGCGGCGGATACGCCGGCCTGAAGAACTGCATCCACTTCACGTCATCGGCGACCTACACCAACGCCACGACGAACACGATTGCGGCCGGCGCAAACCGCTCGGTCGCCGTCTCATCGACCACCGGCCTCTCGGCTGGCGCTGCGCTCGGCGTGGGCAAGGGCACGTCCGACTACGAGGTCGTCTATGTGAAGTCGGTCTCGGACGCGACGCACTTCGTCGCCGATTTCCTCCGCTCCCACTCCGTCGGCGCCACGGTCGGCGCATCGGCCGTCAACCCCGGCGGCCAAGTATTGAACTGCTCGTTCACGGTGCCGGAGGGCGCGGACAGCGCCGGCGTCCTGGCCGGCAACCTGATCAGCGCCACGCCGCAAATCTCCGAGCTCCTGCTCGACCGCAACGTCTTCCGCGGCCACGGCACGGCGGGCTCGGCGTATGCTGGCTTCCGGGTCATCGGCGGCGGCAACGCGAAGGACTACTACATCCGGCGGCTCCAAGCCTATTCGCTCAAGCGGCCCATCGCGTTCGAAGGAGACGTCCACGTCGTCCAGATCGAGGGCGCGCAGTTCGAGGACACGACCGACGCCTGCGTCTACGCCCACGGCATCATGTCGCTGCATATGTCGAGCGCGGAGACGGAGAGCCCGACGCATCTCCACCGCCTGCTAGACGGCAGCGAGGGCGTGAACTTCGAGAACACCGCGACGCTGGTAGGGTGCGCGTTCGAGGGAACACCGCCTGCCGACGGCTACCTCATCAAGCACGGCGGCTCGCTGGTGCTGCTCGGCAACCACCTGGGCGGCCCGACCGGCGCGGCCATTGCCGCGAAGATCCGATGCGGCAACGTCAACGGCGTGACGACCGGGATCAATCCGTCGTCGATCATCAGCCTCGGCAACTACTACGGCACGGTGGGGCTCGCCGACACGGTCTTCTACGACTCGTCCGACAACGCGATGAACTTCGACGACTTCGGCATCTCGATGGAGCGCCAGCGCCTCGTAAGCCTGGGCGACCACGGCGACGCCGGAGCGCTCCCCAACCGCGTCGGCGGCCTTGCCTCACCGGGCATCAGCGCCTCGATCCAGACCCCGGCGAGCGGCGTGACCTACGCCTTCCTCGGCCAGGCGGCGGTCGGCCGCAACAAGGCGGTCGTCCCCTATACAGCGTTCCAGACCGGCGGACTGACGAAAGACCTGCTGCTGTTCACGCTCCCGGCCGCGACCAAGATCGTCGGCATCTGGGCGGTGACGAACCCGAAGTTCGCGGGTCCGGCCGGGACGCTGAACCTGCGGGTCGGGATCACGTCCGGCGGGCAGGAGCTCCTCGTCGACCACGACGTGAAGACCGCGACCATCACCAAGCCGGCCGCCGACGGCGACCTCGGAACCTCGATCAATCGGGCGAACGCGGTCATGGGCGGGTGCGTCGGCGCCGGCTCGGTGTTCGTGCGGCTGACGTCGAGCTCGGGGAATCTCTCCGGCCTCAACGCCGGAAGCGTTTCGGTGATCGTCGTGCTAGAACGCGCCGACTAGGGACGGGAGACCCTGATGGATAGTATCGAAGACATCATCGCGGCGAGGGCCGCAACCCGGGAAGCGATCATCGCGCTCGAGGCGCTCGCGACCACCGACGAGCAGCGCGCCGCCTGCGCCAAGGGACACCGGCATCTGGAGAAGGCGGACGAGCATCTGTTGCCGGTCATCGTCGAGCTTGCGGGTCACGCCATCGATACCTGGGACGGCGACCCAAAACCGGGCCACTAGGGCCGAAGACGATGGACTCGGTCTCCTTGGGATTCCTGTTCGCGATCTGCGCGGTGGGCCTGCTCTCGGCGCTCACCATGCGGCCGCACGCGACGATCCTGAGTTTCCTGCTGCTCTGCTCGTGGGGCGCCACGAAGATCGTCGCGCTCTACGCCGGCTGGACGGTCGCGCATCTGCTCTATCCGTTTTCCCATCTCGTAATGATCGGGGTCGTAATGGCGCTATGGTGGGAGCGACCGCGGCCCTGGAAGCTCGGCATGGTCTTCGCGCTGCTCACCAGCCTGTTCATCGACTTCGGCTATTGGGCGATCTCGGAACGCACGCGCGAAAACCTCTGGAATTACGTCCTCGCGTTGAATATCCTTTTCGCCATCGAGATCATGTGCGTCTCGATCGCCGGGGGCGAGGTTGTCGGAAGGGCTGTGGGCAACCGTCTGTCTTCTCATCGCGCTCGGCATCGTCATGTCGTGCCTGCGAGCGGACGATCTACGCCGCACCCGAAGGGGCGGTAATGGCCGATGAGGGCGTGGAGAGCATCGTCCGGCGGGCGGTGGAGCCCCTGCGTGAGACCATCCGCGAGGTCGGTAAGGATGCGCGTGAGGCCCGCGACGGGATGATCGCGCTCACCTCCAAGCTTGACGGGCAGGATATGGCTGCGCGCATCGAAAAGCTCTCGACCGACATGCTCGCCGAGCACAACTCGCTGCGGCAGGACATGGTGCTGGCGATCGGTAACGTCCGCAGCGACCAGGCCAAGCTGTCGACCCGGATTGACGCGCTCGAGTCCGACAAGCAGGAGCGGACCGGCGGCTTCATCCTCGTCAAGATGGTGAAGGACTACGCCGGCTGGTTCATCGGCATCGGCGCGGCCGCCGCGGCGCTCTACGAAAAGCTCTCGGCGAAGTAGGGGGAAGCGGATGACCGACGAGACCAAGACGGACGCCGGCCAGTCGGCGAAGTGGAATAGCGTCCCGGCGCTCGTGACGTTTTGGCTGCTCGGCGTTTGGGCGGGGATGATCGTCGGCGTCTTCTCGCTCGTCGCGTCGGGCGTCACCGTCTCCACCGTCATGTTCGGCCTGCTCTCCGGCATCTTCGGCACTGAGACGACGCTGCTTGTTGCCGCCGTCTCGTTCTGGGTCGGGTCCACCGTCGGCTCCCGCGCCTCCGGCGACGCCATCGCAGAGAGCGGGAAGGTCAGCGCCGCGGCCTTGGCGAAGATCGCTGGTGGCGCTCCGGCGCCGGATGCCGCCGAGCCCCAGGTCGTGACGATCCAGCAAGCCGACGGCGATCCCGTCCCGGTTCAGGAGACGCCGACGCCGTTTATGGAGAAACCCGTCCCATGACCGCCGCGAACTTCCCGATCTGCCTGGACACGATCCTGCTCTACGAGGGCGGCTGGTCAGACAATCCCAAAGACCCCGGCGGCGCGACCATGAAGGGCGTGACGCTCGACACGTATTCGCACTACCTCGGGCGGCCGGCGACGAAGGACGAGCTCCGCGCGATCACCGACGGGGAACTGGAGGACATCTACCGCGACGGCTACTGGGCGCCCGTCAAGGCGGACGACCTGCCGAGCGGCGTCGACCTTATGACGTTCAACGCCTCGGTGAACTCGGGACCAGGCCGCGGCGCGAAACTGCTGCAGCAGTCGGTGGGCGTGCCGCAGGACGGCGCGGTCGGTCCGCAAACCTTGGCCGCCACGAACGCGCAGGATCCCACGCTGACGATCAACAAGTATGCCGAAGCGCACGAGGCGTATTATCGCAGCCTGTCCACCTTCGACGACTTCGGCAAAGGCTGGATGAACAGGCTCAACGCAATCCATCAACAAGCTCTAGGAATGGCAACATGAACGACATCACCGTCACGTTCCACAACCTCGAAAGCCTACTGGAGGGCAAGTCGTCCTTTAACGATTTCATGGCTGGTGAGGGCGCGCTCATTGAGAAGGATATCGCCTCTCTGGACGCGGTGCTCCAGCCCGCCGTCCGCCTGCTCTACCACTCGTTCAAGGTTGGCGCCTCCTCGCTCGTCGGCGCCGGCCTGACGGCCATCGGTCCGGTTCTGGCCCAGTCTGCCGATACACAGGCGACTCAGATCCTCAACATCCTCCAAGCGCTCGGGGTACCTACCGCCGGCGTTCTGCGTCCCGCCGAGCAGGCCGCTCTCGTGACCGTCATCAACGGCCTCAAGGCTGGACTCGACAAGATCGGGATCCAGATCGCGACGAACGGCGCCGTGAATGTCGCCGCGGCGGGCGCCGGGTGAAACCCTACCTCGCCTTCTCGGCGCTCATCGCGATTGCGATGTTCGCGCTGATAATCTCCTACTCGCGGTGACGGGCGTTTGAGGTTCCTCGCTGGGATACTCGGCGCGCTGGCCCTGATAGCCGTTTGCGGCCTCGGGTACCTTGGATGGTCTACATGGACGGCTCACCAGCGAGCGGTCTCCACGGCCGCCCAGAGCGACGCGGCGGGGAAGTCGATCACCGCGGCTACGGCGTCGGGCCACGTCGCGGTCGAGGCCGTCCAGCGCGAGGCGACGAGCGAGGCGGCGACTGCGGAGCTCACCAGATCCAACCGAGAGAAGATCACCCATGCCAAGGGCGCCGAGGTTCCGGTCACTCCTGACGCTGACAATGCTGGCCTGCGGGCTTTGTGCCTGAGACGGGCATACCAGAACGACCCTGCGTGTCGGCAACTACGCGCGCCGGGGAGTTAGGCGACGTGCGCCCAGCGCTTTCGGGTTTTAACCCGCATGACGGTCGTATGGTGAACGCCGTAGTCATTGCCGATCTCGGTCAAGGTGCGAGAGTCCAGTCTGATTTGTCGCACGTCGTCATCCGTCAGAGCGGCGCGCGGATGCTCCACGCCGCGATGGGTCTTGAGGCGGCCCTTTTTGAGCGCGTCGTGACTGTTATCTGCCGCGCTCCCAAGAAAGAGGTGGTCCGGGTTGATGCACGCCCGCGTGTCGCATCGGTGGCAGACGCAGACCCCGCTAGGTATCGGCCCTATGTGAACCTCAAAGGCCGCGCGGTGCGCCAGCCGCAGAGTTCCGCGCGATGTGAAGTGCCCGTATCCGCTCGGATTCGTCGCTCCCAGCCAAAGCCAGCACCCGCTGTTTGGGTCGGGCTCAAACCTTGTGACCTGTTCTTCCGGTGACTTTGGTGCAGCCATGACCAACTCCGAGACAAGGGCCAGATTTTATCTCAGGACAGCCATCGCGGCCATCGCGATTGTGCTATCGGGTTGCGCTACGCCTATTGTGACCAGCAGACCGGCCGATAGCTGCTCGACGCTAGTCCCAGGCGCCTGGGCGCAGGGCGTGGCCGGCGCTCCGCTCCCTGGCGGCGGCGCGACGGTGGGCGACTGGATCAGCTTCTCCGACGAGCAGACCGGGAACCTCGACACGGCCAACAGCCGCGAGGCCGAGACGCTTCATATCGTGTCGGCATGCGAGGCCCGGGACGCGGCGCTCGTGAAGGAATTGACGCGCAAGCCATTCCTCGGCATCTTCTAGCGACCTCAGACCACCAACTTTGCGCCGTCGGTCCCCCCGGATCGGCGGCGCTTTATTGCGTGCGCTGGACAGCCGACGCCGTAGGGACTAGCGTTCCTTCAGTAGGAACCTGCCTAAATGCCCCGGACTTATCGCCCGTCAGGCTTCATCGCTTGGCGGGCGATTCGGTATCCGCCCTCAGCACAGCAAGCGCGGCTCGGGTGCGTCTGCCGGGATCGCATCGCAGGATGCGCTTCTCACACTCGCCCTTGGTTAGACAAGCTGACGGGAACGCTACGTTGTAGCGGCCGGTTTGGCGGCACAAGACACGCTCGTTCCAACCACCGCAGCGACGGCAGTGATCCTGCCACGTCTCAGGCTCGCTCACGCTTGGGCCTTCAGGGCTTTGAGGATGGTGCGGATTGCGATTGCCCCGTAGGGGGGCACGAACTCCTCGTCTTCGATCCACCGCGTCATCTTCTCCACAGCCCCCTCCAGTTCCGGATCGGGATGGGAGGGTCTGACTGCATGCGCTGCCCCCGCAATGAAAGCCGCACGGAGCAGTTCATCCCCCTTGTTGGGGTAGAGATAACAAGCCGCATCGGAAGCGCCGAACGCGGCCATGTCCACCTCCGTAGGCTCGGAGGCTAGGGCGGCGCGGGCGATTTCGCCGGAAGAGCCATATTTCTTGAACGGGTGTCCGTCGCCCTGAGCCCATCGCCAGTCTTCCGCTACGATGGCTTCCAAAGCCGCCCTCATCCTTCCTTCTGCACTGGGGGGAGGGAGGTTCTTTTCGGTGCCAAGATGGAACGCAGCGTTGTTCAAGATCATTTGCGCGAGAGGGTCGTTCATCGTTTTTGCTTCTGCGTGCAACCAAGTTATTGCCGCGCGTATCCCTTGGCGGAAGCTCACCTCGTCATGGCCCTGCGTGCTCATCGCCAGTATCCTCCGATGTGAAGAGTGATTGGAAGGTGGGGGGTCATCAGTCCAAGCCGGTTTCGGGACGCGCCGAGCGAACCTTGGCGGCCATCTCCTCGAACGCACCCGCAAGTGCTTCTCGGCGCTCGGCGGACTTGGGCAGCCAGAACGTCACGGCGCTGCGGTCGTCGTCGGCGGGCGGGTGGTGTAGCATGGGCGAGGAGTGCAGCATCAACTGCACGGCGCTGTAGACGAGGCCGGTGTTGGCGACCTTCTCGACCACGCCGACTTCGCTGGTCAGTTCTTGGCTGTAGACGTTGATCCGCATCACCCTTCTCTCCCTAGAGGGTTCACGTCAGCGGCGCGGATCATGGCTTCACCGTCTTTCCCCAATCCTCATGCGCGATGATGGGGACCTCGTAACATTGGCCAGGAGAGACGCCTGGAGCGTGTGGTCCTTCGGCAACCGCGATACAGTCTGTCCGGTTTTGGAACAGCCAGACCTCGGGATTGTGCCCGCCCAGGGGCTGCAAGCCGCTGACCCAGATTATCAATACCCAGACGCTCACTACGGAACTCCCCGTATCTGTGCGTAGGTCTGCTCACCGTCGCGGAGGATGGAGAGGATGCGGGCTTGGGCGCTCAACCGATCAACTCCAGCGGCGGCGTCTCGGCACGAAGACGCTCGGCAATCGCCGCCCCCACAGCCCCGGAGCCGGGGAACAGGTCATCGACCGTATCGCCCAGCTGGACGTTCAGAAGGTCCATGATCCACATGCAGAAGGCGCGCGGTTTGGCCCCGGTCAACCCTCTGCGGAGCGTGATGCTCTCGGCCAGATCATCGGCTGTCACTTCCCAATCGCGGGCCGTGGGCATCGTGCGGGGGCGCTTGCGACCGCCTAGCCAGATCACCGGCTCCCACGCATAGGCCGGGTTCACGTTCGGCTTGAAGGAGGCGAAAGGCTTGCGCCAGCTCCCGACGCGCACGTTAGGCGGGCACATAGGCAGGATGGTCCGCAGGCTCGGCGAACTGAGGCAGAGTGCCCAGCCATCAGGATAGTCCGTGACCAAGCGAGCGATCAGGGCTGCGTGCCACTCGGGCGTGTCGCAGTCCGCCGCATCGGGGTGGTCGGAATAGTGCTTGATCCCGCAGCCCAGATAAGGCGGATCGGCGAAGGCAAAGCGCATCTTCTCGCTCATCTCTCACCCTCTCGGAGAATGGCTGGGATGGGGGCGCTCATTCCCCCGCTCCCTTGGCGGCTTGACGGAGGGCGGGGAAGGGAACGGCGCTGGCATACGGCTCGCCGTCCTTGCCGCTAGTGAACCGATGCCCGCACTTGGTGCATGTGAAGCGCGGGCGTCCATCCACCGGCGCGCGGTCTTGCTGAAGGCCCCCGCCGCAGCGTTGCGGGCATCGGGAAAGGCGAGATATGCGACTCACGTCCACGCTCCGGGTTTCTCCAGCCTGTCAGCAGCAGCGGTTAGGATTGAGCGGGGGGTCATGGCTCATCTCCCATTGCTTCGGCGCTGAGCCGGATGACGCCGCCGTCGCGTTCGATCAGGCCGGGACTGGCGAGTCGGCTGAGGTAGGTTCCGAAGGAGCCGCCGGCCGCGCTCATGTTCACGGCTAGGGCGAGCTCGTCGCGGTCCATGTCGCGGGGCCACGCCTCGATCAGGGCTTCCGCGATCTTCGGCGTGCCCGGAAGGCGCGCGGCCCACCACCTAACCAGATCGGGGCCAGGCGGCGGCGGCAGTTCGACATCGCCGGCCGCGCCTGCGCCAGCCTCGGTCGCGAACCATCGGCCCTCGCGCTGCTCGATCAACCCGGCGCCGCGCAGGCGGCTCTTGTAGGTCCCCCAGGTCCCGCCGCTGCGCTTGTAGCCAGCGGCCGTCGACCATTGAGCTTCGGTCATTCCGGCGGGATAGACGCCGGCCAGCGAGGCGAGAGGCTTTGTGCAGCCTGGGGGAACGGTCCAGTCCGGTTCTGCATGCCCGTTCGCCTTCGCAGCGACCGTCGGCGCGATTTCCCGCCGCGCCCGAGGCTGCGCAGGGGGCACAGGCGCGCGGACGGGCGGCCCGCTATCCTGCGCCAGTTCGACGCGAATGGCCTCCAGTGCGCTCCTGACGCGGGTGAGCATGATGGCCTGGCCGCGCTTCTCGCCTTCGGTGACGCCCCGGAGGAACGCTGCATCCTCGGCCGCCTTCATCACCGCGGGATCGGGCGCGCTCACCACCGGCGCCGGCTTCTTCGCCAGTTCGGCCCGCAGCTTCGCGATCTCGGCTTTCAGGGCGCGCGGGTCGTTGGCGAGGACATCGGCGGCGACCGTTTCCAGACGCGCCGTCACCGCCTTCAGATCGAGCGGCCGCAGAGCGGGACCTGCGCCAGCCTCGGTCGGGGCCCTCCCGCTGTCGAAGGTCTTGGCGAGTGGGAAGTGGTCGCGCTTCAGGACGCCGATCTCGGGCGACCATATCCAGGCGTCGCCGGTGGGGAGCGATGGCAACGAGGCGATGATCTCCCGGCCATGCGCCTGGTCCGCCCACTCGCCGATCCAGGCGTCGATCGCCGCCCGGTCCTGCGGCGCGATCAGCCGCATGGCGACCAGCGTCTCGACCTGGGTCAGCGAGTCCTTATGCAGTTTCGCCGGCCGTTGGCTCAGCATGACGACGCGCAGGCCGATGCTGCGGCCCAGGCTCACCAAGTTGTTCGCGGCGTGAAGCATCTTGCCGGACTGAGGGTCGGCGACACGGCCTTGCGGCGCGAACAGATGGGCCTCGTCGATGACCAGGGTCAGCGGCCCGCTGTTCTTCCGCAGCAAGGTCTCGGCGAAGTCGGTGAAGAACCGCGTGCGGTCGCCGACCGTCATTAGCCGCGTGTCGATCACCGCCGGCGTTGAGGTTGTCCCGATGGTCTCGGCGATGGCGGCGCCGTGGGCGCCGGCGATCTGGAGATCCGCGTGCTGGCCGCCGAAGATCACGACCGGATATGGTGATGGCTTCCCGGCCGCTGTCAGGCGCAGGCCGTACCAAGCTCCGGTAGGGTCGAGGACGCAGACGCGCTCGCCGCGGTCGAGGGCGCCCTCAACTAGCGTCTTCGCAGCGTTGCTCTTACCGCTTCCAGTCTTTCCCAGGATGGCGATATGATGAGCGAGTGCTGCCGCCGGGATCGGCTGGATCATCCCGCCAGCGCCTTCGACCGCTCGACCACCGCATCCTTAAGCGCCTTCGCCACGCCCGGGCTCTCGGCCTTGAGCCGCTTGTAATCGGCGGTGACGATCAGATCCTTCCACCACGCTTCGAGCGCGTCATTCGCTTCGAACCGGGCGACCTCGGCGTTTCGCTTGGCGGCCCAGGCGAGGCCGTCCCATTCCTCGACCGGATCGAGCAGGTCGCCGCCACCGGAGGCGTTGTTAGCGTCCTCCGGCTCCCTGGCGGCGGATGAAGGCTGTTCGATGCCGTGCGGATTGTTGGCGGGCAGGTCGGCGCCCTCGACAGTCCCCTGGTAGGTTCCGGCCATAGTGCGCTCCGCAGGCAGCGCGCCGCGCGCCCAGGTCGCAAGATCGGCGCCCATCTTCTCGTCGAGCGGCCGCGGCTTCTCCATGAGCCGCCGGAACTGCTCTGGCAGTTTCATCATCATCCGCTCGCCGACGTTGTCGGATTGCCAGGACGGGACGCCATCGGCGTGGGGCAAGAGGAGCGCGTTCATCGTCATTTCGAAGACGAACTCGTCGCCGGCGATCGGCATGAAGCCCATCGGAACGATCTCGATCTTCGTGCGGCCGTTGTCCTGCGCGACCTTCTTCGGCTTGCTCGTTTCCTTGGCGCGGAAGCAGAAGATGAAGTTCGCGTTTAGTTGCAGGAGGCCGTTGATCAGTCGGCGCCGAGCGGCCTTCGGCTTCTGCCACGCCAGCATGTTGAACCGCTCGGCGCGGAACGTGCCGTAGTCGTCGCCGGCCAGCCGGTGCATTTCCTGATCCTGCAGATCGATCAACCCGCCAGGACCCTCGTGCTCGTGCGACATAGAGTCGACGATGATCACCTTCGCGCCTTGCGAGACGCAGAACTGGAGCGCGGCTAGGTAGTCAAGCGAGCCGAATGGCGCCGAGAACGGGACGTGCTTGAACTTGAACAGGTCCGCGTAGTGCTTCATTCGGTTCGCTTCGGTGTCGATACCGTAGATGTCGCCGCCTACCACGCTCTGGATCCCCGTCGCGAGGCGCAGGGCGCTGTAGGTCTTCCCGCCGCCTGATGGACCCATCAGGCCGAGCAGGAGCGGGACGTGCTCACGGACGGCAAGCGAGGCGGTGAAAGTGCGGGCGGGCGCGTTCATGCGAACTCCGGTGCGTTAAGGGTCTCGTCGGTCTCCGCGCGGAGCGCCCAGCTTGTCAGCATCCAGGGCGGCGGCGAGGCGATATGCGGGCCGAAGGGATAGCCCGGCCAGTGGTCGGTCGCGAGCGCGCGGTCCCAAAGGTTGCAGGCCGCCTCTATCTGCTCGTCGCCGAGGCTGCGACCGGCTTCGTCGATCTCCACCAGCGCGAGCTCGAATGGCGGCTCCTGCTCCTGATAGAGGAAGCAGAACCGCCGCCGGCCGCGTCCTTCCGGGTCGATGGCGTCGAGTCCGCGACGGTAGAACGCCTCCTGAAAATGGTGGCCCGACGCGTAGACGGCGCGCGATGCCTCGACCGGCGAGGCGACGAGTCCGGTAGTCTTCAAGTCAATTATGACCCGAGCGTCGGCGCTCATCCGGTCGATCAAGCCGCGGCGCCAGAAGCCGCGCTCCTGCCAGCATACCATCGCCTCGGCGACCAGCGAGCCGCCCAGAAGATCGCTAATCACCGGGCGGGCGCGGTCGGCCATCGCCTTAGCGATCTTGTAATCCTCGACCTTGAGCGGGATCTCGCCACCATCACGCACGGTCTGGCGATCGGCCTTAGCCTGCTTCGTGCGCCAGTTCGCGTAGGGCAGCGGGACGACCTCGGAGCCGAAGCCAAAGGCGAGCGAGTGCGCGGCCGATCCGATATCCATCGCACGCGTTGGTTGGCGCGTCTCGGCTTCCTCGTCGTCTTCGCCTAGGGGTTCGGCGAGGCGCGGGTGCATCGCCTTCGCCTTTGCGAGCGAGCGGTTGATGACGACCCGCGCGATGCTCGACGATAGGGACGGATCCGGGCACGGATCGGCGTGATAGATCGCGGCCGGAACGCCGAGGTATAATCCTGGGCCGTCGACGCCACCTTCCCAAATCGAGGCTCTCATATACCCATCCCCACCATGATCACCGCCAGCGCCCCGACGACCAGCACGGCGTAGAAGTGCGCGCGGATCATCGAAGCACCTGCTGCAACTCGGTCATCCGCTTGAGATGCGCCGGGATCAGGTCGCGGACGCGCTGGACGGTAAGCTCGGTCGGCCACTGTTCCAGCGCACGGATCCGCGCGAGGTCCGCGGCGATCGCGGCGACAAGCGGCAGGGCGGCGTCGGGCAGAGCGGCTACCTTGTTCGAAGGCGGATCGGGTTCGACTATGTGTAGGGCGGGTGTCATCGGAATCCTCCAGGGTCGCCGAGTTTGGGTTCTGGCGAGATCGCGGACATCGCCAGGGCGATCACGGCGCCCGCCGCGGCCCGCAGGCCATTGGCGCGGCCTAGCGCCTTCCACGCGGCTCCGAACTTCCGCGCGGCCTCTGCGGCGGCGGCTTCCTCGCCTGCGAGGTCGGCCTCCTCGCCCAGCCGTTCGGCCAGGGCGGCGAGTTCAACCAGAGAGACGCTAGGCTCCAGCGCGGCCAGGGAGGCGCGGAGTTGAGCGCGGACGATGTCGGCGGCGGTCATAGCGTAATGCCTTCCTCGAACGAGCAATTCGATATCCGAGCCGAAGCGCCCAGGATCAGCAGCGGCATGCGCGAGAGGCGGCAGCGGTCAATCGACACGTAGGCGCCGACGATCATCAACTGCCCATCTACGTCGCAGTCGCGCAGTTCGGTGTAGTCGTCGCGGATGATGGTGAGGAGGCCCGCCGATTCCAGCCGCTCGGCCAGCGACATGACCATCTTGCGCCAGCCCGCGTCCGCTTTTCGGTGCTCGGATAGCGGGACGCCACCGAGCGCTCGGATCAGCCACGACCTTATCATCGTTCGACCTTCGATAGAGCCAGGCATGTTCGGATCCTCCCACGGATGCGTCCGTCGCCAGCGGCGATAGGCGTTCCAGATCAGCAAATGGCCGGGAGAGAGACCGAACGAGCTAAGGAAGGTCACATCTCCCCACTTTGCCGAACGTGGCGCGGTCACGTGGACGCCGTAGGAGCCGTTCGAAACCCAGACGGTCAGGCCGGATGAGTGCCGTATCTCGAAGGGCTGGGTGGCCAACGTGCGAACATATCCCCAGCCGTCGGGGTCGAATTTGAGCAGGGCCGCGACAGCGCAAGGCGTCTCGCCGAAGAAGAAGGTTCGCAGGCCCATCACGCCCGCCTCTGCTTCGGCGCCGCCGTGACTAGTTCGTCCCGCGCGTTGGCAAGGTCGAAGGCCGTCAGCCCGCGCAGTCGCGGCGGCGTATTGCGCCCGCCGAGCTCGGCCATCTGGTCGTTCAGGAACTTCGCCTGCGCCATGATGTATTCGCGGGCGGCGTTCGGGCCCTTGAGGCGCGCGTCGACCTTCACCGCGGCAACGAAGCGCGCGAGGCCGGCGAGGTTCGCCTCTCGGACGTCGGCGGGGACATAGGGGCGGGTCATTGGCGACCTTCTTTGATTGCCTTCGCAATAGCCGCGAGGCGGTGCCACTCGGCCTCGTCGCCGCGAGCGCCAGCCTTGAGGGCGGCGCGGACGGCTTCGGCGTAGCGGGTCTGGCGGTCGGTCATGCCGCCATCTCCCGCTTCGCCTGCGCGACCGCGTTTTTCGCTACGTCGGGCCGCCAGCCGGCTTTGTAGGTCTCGCGCATGATTTCAAGGCTGCGCGTTACCTCGATGGGGTGCGCTTCTTTCATGTGACGGACCAGCGCGCCCGTGAGAATCGATGTCACTCGCCAGCCGTAGCCGCTAGGCGCGCGCCCAGGAGGGTGCTTAGGCGCGCGCTCCATGTAGCGGCAAAAGGGGCAAGCGTAGACCGATGCGAACGGTCCCTGCGCCTTCTGGATCAGATGCTGTGTGATTGGCTTGGTCACGGCGTCCTCGGTTTCAATCTGGCCCTGACTATCAACCCGACCCGGAACATAAGTCAACCGGATTTATCAAGTTGACAACAGATGGGAGCGAAGCCTAGGTTCGCGCATGGACACAAAGATCGACACGATGCCGCCGCCGGCGCCGAGCCTCCGCAAGCTGATCGAGGGCCTGCAGCCAGGTCAATCGCTCTGCGCGCCGAGTCACTCGATCCGCGTTCTCCGCGTAACCGCCAGCCGCATCAAAGCGGTCTTCCCCGACCGAGAGTTCAAGTTCGCAGAGGCCGAGGACGGCCCGCGCATCTGGCGGCTGGCATGACATCCCCACCGCGAGCACTACGCCTCCCAGGCCCGCTCGCGGGCGCCGAGCCTCCCGCGTCTCTGACGTCGGCGGGCTCGGCGCGACCTTTAGCCATCGACCTTTACACCGGCTTGCACGGCTGGGCCGAAGGCCTGATCGCGGCTGGGTTCCACGTCCTGGGCGTGGACATAGAGGATATGTCTCGCAAGCTCGGCGAGCCTCTGCCGCCTGAGCACTTCTCGCTATGGCTTCAGGACGTGCCGACCCTGCATGGGTCGCAGTTCAAAGACGCGGACCTGATCGTCGGCTCCTCGCCCTGCCAGGAGTTCAGCTACCGCGCCATGCCGTGGAAGCGGGCCAAGGCGCTCGGGCCTCCCGAACTCGGCATGGCGCTATTTCACGCTCAGTTCCGCATCCAGCGCGAGGCGAGCGAGGCGGCAGGGCGGCATATCCCGCTGGTGGTTGAGAACGTCCGCGGCGCCCAGCCTTGGGTCGGACGGGCGCGCTGGAACTTCGGCAGCTACTACCTGTGGGGCGATCTGCCAGCGCTGATGCCGCGCGCTGTGAGCGCCGCGAAAGTCCCCGGCTTTCGCTTCGACGGCTCAGGCGGGAGTTTCCAGACGGCGAGCGTTGAGGCGCACGAAGGCCGCAAGCATCACGGCGACTGGTTCCGCGATCCGACCACGCCGACCAGGCAGGGCGGGCAGAAAGGGCGGCGGTACGACACTGACGGCCTGAAGGGCCCCGGCGGCGCCCACATTCGAGATGGCGCGCGGTCGAACGCGCGCCTCACAAATCCGGCCGAAGGGCGCAAGGGCGCGGGCGCGGGCGCGGGCGCGGCATGGTTCGACCAGAACCATTGCTCCCTGCCAAGCGCCTCACCGCGCCGCAAGGCCGCTTCCGCCAAGATCGCCAAGATACCCTTCACGCTGGCCGAGTGGATCGGGCGGACGTGGTTGCCGATCGAGGAGGCCGCGTGAACTGGCTCGAAGTCGCCACAGGGATCACGCTTGGCGGTGCTGGCGCCGCTCTCGCCATTTGGCTCACCGCCCGCCGCGACCCGCGCGACCGGCAGAAGGCGGAACTCTACGCCGCCATCGCCGAGCTCGACGAGCAGATCGCGACCGAGACGAACTTCGACCAGTGGCGCGGCATCTCGCGCAAGCGCAACGACCTCATGCTCATGCTGCAGCGGATCGAGCGCGAACAGGGACTTTGACGGGCAGGCCGCGCCCTTGAGCGGCGAAGGACGAACCGATGGCTCCGAGAGGGCACAACTCCGGCGAACCACTCAGCGACGACGAGGCCGCCGCTCTGACGGTCTACTATCAACTCAAGATCATCGAGGCCCAGCGCGAGGTCGCCAAGATCAAGGTAGACCTCGACTGCGCGCGAGGAGTCGTGAACGGACATTTCAAGCGCATGGCCGCGGACCTTGGTTTCACGCGCAAAGCTTTCGAGACCGACGTCATCGCCAAGCTGAATATGACGGAGGCGGAATATCTGCACTCCGAGGCGATGCGTACCCGGATGCACGTCCTGGCCGGCCTCAAGTCCGGCGAGCAGATCGACCTGTTCAAGCATGTGGGCGATACGGTCGACGACGAGATCGACGCTGAGGCCAACGGCTTCCGCGCCGGGCGCCGGGCGGCTGATCCGACCCCGCCGAAAGAGACCGCGCCGATCCTGCATCAGTCATGGCTGGCGGGCTGGCACCGCGGCCAGGCGGCGAACGGCGAGGCGCTGACCAAGGCCGCCGCCGTGCTCGAGGCCCGCGAGGCGAAGAAGCCGGGGATGCGCGCCGAGGATCCGCCGGCCGAGGAAGAAGTCACCGAGGAAGTGATCGCGAAGAAAGCCCGCAAGCTGAAAAAAGCGGGTTGGACTGAGCCGACGGCGGACGAGACGAAGTTCCCCGAATCCGTCAACTAGCCAATGGACGTGACCGAGGAACTTGTCGAAGTGCGCGGCCCTTCGTGGGTAGCCTATCTCGTCATGCGCGAGGGCCGTTGCATCGCCGCCGACGACCGGCTTCGTTTGTGCAAGGGCAAGCCGCGCTCGATGCTGCGCCAGCGGTTCAAGAATAGGCACTGGAAGGCCGTCGTGATCCAGACGACCACGGCTCACTAATGGATGCGATCGCCTTCTCGATGGCTGGACACGTCCGCGGAAAACAGCGACCCCGCGCCACCGTCCGCTTCGGGAGGGCGACGATCTATACGCCGACGGAGACTCGAATCTACGAGCGCACTATCCGCGAAACAGCGCGGGTGATGATGGAGGGGAAGCCGCCGCTACAGGGCGCCCTGAGCGTCTCTCTGCGCCTCCGGCTGCAACCGCCCGCCTCCATGTCCAAGCGGCTGCGTGCGGCCGTCCTGGCCGGCGAGACGCCCTACCTGGGCCGCGTGGACTGCGACAATGGGGCCAAGTCGGTGCTCGACGCCCTGAACGGCGTCTGCTGGGTCGACGATAACCAGATCGTCCGGCTCTGGATCACCAAGGTTCCGGCCGAGCGGCCAGGGATAGACATTCGGATCGAAGCACTTGAACCTCAACAAACAGAGCCGCTGGAGGAGCTCACGGATGACCGTCTATTGGTGGAATGAGGAAAGCGAGAAGCTGGCGGTCGAACTTCGCCTCGCCGGGAAAAGCTATACGCAGATCGCGCGGGCCATCGGGGCGCCGACGCGGCAGGCCGTAGCGAGCCGTCTCTACCGCTTAGGGTTTCGGCGCAACTCGAACGCCGAGCCGACCAAGCGCGTCCGCAAGAGTCGGCTATCGACCGTGAAGCCGATCAACTTCGTGCACGAGCGGGCCGCGAAGCTGGAGATCGACTACATCGAACTGCGCATTGCCGGCGCATCGGCGGACCAGGCCGAAAGGGCGCTGGGTCTAACCGGCGCGAAAAGCAAGAAACTCGACGGCTACTACCGCGCCTCGATCGTCGCTGATCTGGGCGACTACTCCTGCCCGAACTTCCGGGCCGATCCCAACGAGGTCGCGCGCAAGGCCGACGCCCACGTCTCCGCAGTCCGCGCTGCCGGCGGCTATCCGGTCATCGCCAAGGTCGGCGGCCGCATGGTCATCCGCCCGGCGCTGGCCGGCTGGGACGCCGCGGCATGACCGCCCACGCCCGCCGCTGGAACGAGGCCGCGACCGCTCGCGCCGAGGCCCTCGCCGACGAGGGTCTCTCGCAAGCCGATATCGCCCGCGAGCTCGGCTTCAACGCCCAGAGCATCGCCTACCACATGGGCCCGTCGAGGACAGGCGCGGCCTCGTGGACGCCGGAGCGGCTGGAACTGCTCGTGCGGCTCTACAATCGCGGCATGACCGGCAGCCAGATCGCGCACGAGATGGGGATCACCCGGAACAAGGCGATCGCGAAGCTGCATCGCCTGGGCGTACGCGACGGACGCGCGTTCGATCCTGGGAAGATCGCAGGCCCGTCAGATCCGAAGCCGCCGCGCGAGGCCCGCCCGAAGCGCCAGGGGCAGCCGAAGGCGAGGAGCATCCCGAGGCCGCCGAAGGTCCGCGTCCCGCCTCCACGGCCAGCCCTACGCGCCGCAGCAGCCGCGTCGCCTCGTCCGCCGACCGATCCCATGCCCTACAACAAGACCGGACCCTCGCAGTGCCGCTTCGGCCTCGACGACCCGGGCCACGGCGAGATGGACAAGATGATGTGCTGCGCGGCGCCGACTGTTCCGGGCGCTCCCTGGTGTGCGGAACACCGCGCCATCTGCTTCCACAGGCCGGTCGTATGGGAGCGGAACGCGGCGCGGTACGACGCGAGGACGGCCACGTCATGACCGCCGCCCTCTACGAGCGCATCGAGGAACTGACCGCCGAGCGCGACTACTGGAAGGCCGAGGCCGGCGCGCTGATCGCCGCCGATACCGTCGCGCGGCTCCGCAACGCCTTCGCGCTGACCCATACCGAAGCGTCGATGGTCGCCGCGCTCTACACTGCTGGCGGCAAGCCGCTGTTGCGCCTCCAGATCGAGGAGCGCATCCCACCGACGGTCAGGGACGAGCGAACCGACCCCGACAACTTCGTGCACGTCATGGCCTGGCGCATCCGCCGCAAGCTCGGGCAGGATTTCCTCCAGTCGCAGCCGAAGCGCTACCAGCTATCGCCGGGCGCGATGGAGCGGTGCAAGGCGGTGTTCGCGTGACCCTGCCGCCCGGGCCGTTCTCCTGCATCCTCGCCACCGATTCCTTGGAGATCGGGAAGGCCGCCGAACACCTCGTCTGCGCTGACCTTATGCTGGCCGGCTATCGGGCATTCCTGACCGACCAGGGGCTTCCCTATGACGTGATGGTGGACCTCGGCGACCGCTTCGTGCGCGTTCAGGTGAAGTCAACCCTCAAGCCAAAGAACGCGAACGCCAAAGGCCGTTGTCCGAACATGGTCTATGTCTTCCATGTGCGTCGGCGCGGGCGTGACGGCAAAGGATCGCGCCTATCGGCGGAGCACTGCGACGTGCTGGCCTTGGTGGCGCTGGATAGCCGCACCGTGGCCTATCTCCCCGTGGAAACCGTCAGCCAGACCGTCTCGCTCTACCCGATCGGTTATTCGTTTCCGGGCAATTTCAAGCGCAGTCGCTATGCGGCGATCGACGGTTTCCCATTTGCGGGGGCGCTGGTCGGATGATCCTCCTTCCTACCACTCCAGGCGGCTTTGGCTGTGTGCTCGCGGATCCGCCCTGGACATACAAAGTCCGGAGCGCGAAAGGAGAGGGCCGCGGCGCCGTCCAGCACTACCCGACGATGCATCTGGCCGGGATCAAGGAGCTCCCGGTCGCCGACGTCTGCGCGAAGGGCGCCCACCTGTTCCTTTGGACGACGACGCCGCATCTACCGCAGGCACTCGATCTCATGCGCGCATGGGGGTTCGACTATTCGACCGTCGCCTTCGTCTGGCTGAAGCTGAACAAGCACGCGCCGGTCCTGTTCTCCGACGTCCAGAGCATGTTCGTCGGCATGGGGCACACGACCCGCCAGAACGCCGAGCTCGTCCTGCTTGGCCGGCGCGGATCTCCGAAGCGGCTAAACAAGTCAACGCGGCAGGTCATTATCGCCCACCGTAGGGAGCACTCGCGCAAGCCCGAGGAATCTTACGACCGAATCGAAGCCTACTGCGCCGGGCCGCGGCTGGAACTCTTCGGCCGTCAGTCACGCCCAGGCTGGACCGTATGGGGCAACGAGGCGGACAAGTTCGATGAGGCCGCCGCGTGACCCGCTTGACGTTTCCACAACCTGGGCGGAAAAAGGGGGCGGGCGATGCGTGTCCGGCAAAGACACCGCACCGCCCTTAGCAAGCTCAATGCAGGAGCCGCCTTGTGCCGATAATACCAATCGCGCGTGAAAGTTCCAAGTCGCGGGGTCTGCCGTGAGCGGACCAGACCTGTTCCCCGCCGATGGCTGGTCCGACGGAGCCGCCCGCGCATTTCTCGCGCCGATAGCTGAGAACAAGTTCCACGCTGGGAACGGTGACGATGCGAAGCACTACTGGCTGACGCCGCCGGACGTTTACGGGCCGCTCAACGTCGAGTTCAAGTTCAACTTCGACCCCTGCCCGCATCCAATTCCGGAAGGCTTCGACGGCCTCACTTGCGAGTGGGGAACGTCCAGTTACGTCAACCCGCCTTTCGGCTCCATCATCCATCAGGGCAGGAAGAAGGGACCGACCGCCTGGGCGCGCAAGGCCATCGCCGAGCACGCCAAGGGCAAGTCCGTCGTCTTCGTCTATCCCATCGACAAATGGGTGCTGATGCTGCTCGCCGCGGGCGCCAAGGTCCGCAACCTGGGCGACGTGCACTGGCTGGCGACTGAGGACGGATCCCAGGGCAAAGGCACCGGGCGTCACATCGCCTGCTTCGTGTTGGAGGCAGGAAAGTGAGCGGCCCGGCGTCAAGCTACTCGCAGATCACCACCGAGACGCGCCAGGCGATATGGCGGCACTCGGGCGCGGATCCCACCGTCTCGGCTTACATGATCTGCCGTGCTGCGCTGCTGTTCATCATGGGCGTCCGTGGCCGGCAGCGCGCCGCGGAACTGGCCTACGCCCTGGCCGACGAGTTCGCGACGGCGGACGCGCCAAAGTGAGCGCACCGCCGTACATGAAGCTCTACGTCGGCGATTACCTGGGCGACACGCTTCATCTCGGCGCGCTTGAGCACGGCGCCTATCTGCTTCTGCTGATGGCGATGTGGCGGGCTGGTGGACGGCTCCCGGCGAAGGACGAGAACCTCGCCAAGATCGCCCGGTGCACCGCGAAGGAATGGGCCTCGATACGGGCGACGGTCCTACCGTTTTTCAAGGCGCACCGCGGCCTCCTGACGCACAAAAGATTGGCCGCGGAAATAGCGAAGTACGAATACACTTCTGGTAAGCGCTCCGAGGCCGGAAAACAGGGTGGAGAAAAAACCGCCAGAAAAAACAAGCAACTAGCACTCGCGTTTGCTGGAGCAAAATCCAAGCAATTGCCGACATATCCAGAACCAGAACCAGAACCAAAGAAAGAGAGAGAGCTAACGCTCTTGATCGACGGCGCTCCGCTTGCCGATCGACAGTCCGATTTCGAGGCTTGGTGGAGCGCATATCCGAAACGCGTCGGAAAGCTCGCCGCCCGCAAAGCCTACGACAAGGCCAGGAAGGATGGGGCCTCGGCCGCCGCGCTACTCGCCGGCTTGCGAGACCGCGGTCGATGGTCGGACGACCCGCGATTCATCCCGAACCCGGCCACATGGCTGAACCAGGGCCGATGGGACGACGAGACGACCGAACAGCCGCGCCGAGTAGGGTTCGTCTGATGCACGCTTCGGAGAAGGCCCGACAAGCCGGCATCGAACTCCGAAACTGGGGTTACGGCACTCACGCGACGACATGTCCGCGCTGTTCCCCAACCCGGAAAAAGAAGCGAGCGCCTTGCCTCTCGGTGACCGTCCAGGCGGACTCCATCGTCTATCACTGCCACCATTGCAACGAGTTCTCAGGAGCGTTCCATGACGATGACCGACCGGGCGATTTCGTGGCTAGAGGCGCGCGGCCTGGATCCCGAAGTAGCGGCCGGCCTAGGCTGGGACAGCGGGCGCCGCGGTCGTGGTGAGGCGCTGATCATCCCGAGCTATCGCCGCGGCCAGATCGTTTGCCGAAAGTACCGCAAGTTCGATGATCCGCAGAGCAAGTGGGCAACCGAGGGCGAAACATGCTTCTGGAACGAGGACGTGCTCCGGGACACCAGCCTCGACCGTCAGCCGCTGGTTATCACCGAGGGACACTTCGATGCTCTGGCGGCCATCCAGTGCGGCTTCCTGCGGACCGTCAGCGTCCCCAACGGAGCGCCGGCGCCGAAGGGAGACAAGCCGAACGATCTCGAGGAGGCCGAGAAATACAAGTTCGTGCGGGACATGCTGCCAGTGCTGGGCAAAGACCGCTTTCCGCAGATCATCCTGGCCTCGGACGCCGACGCGCCAGGGCAGCAGTTGCTCCACGACCTCTCCGTCCAGCTAGGCCGGTATCGCTGCAAGTTCGTGACATATAATGGCGAAGGCGCCGAGCCGTCATCGCCGAACTACGCCAAGGATCTGAACGACGTCCTACAGCGGGACGGCTCGGCCGGCGTGGTCGCGACGCTCAACCGGGCCAGGTTCATGACGCTGCCCGGCGTCTACCTGATGAGCGACCTGCCGCCGTTACCGCCCGAGACGGTCTATTCGATCTGCGACGAAAATGGCGAAGGCTTCCGGCTATTGAACGAGAACTATCGGATGCGCTTGGGCGACTTCGCCGTGATCACCGGTGTTCCCGGCTTTGGAAAGACGACGCTGGTAAACGACCTCTGTTGTCGCGTAGCCGATCGCTACGACCTCAAGGTGCTGTGGGCATCGTTCGAACAACCGCCGCAGCGCGACCACCGCCGAGCTCTCCGTAAGTGGCAGCAGAACAGTCCGTTCGATGGCGAGCGTGATCACGTCGAAGCAGACGCTTGGATCGACGACCACCACGTCTTCATTTGCCCGGACGAGGACGAGGACGTCACGATGGACTGGTTGCTAGATGCGCTGGAAGGTGGCGTGGTACGCCACGGATGCCGCCTCGTCGTCATCGACCCCTGGAACGAGATCGAGCACAAGCGCCAACGCGGCGAGACCGAGACCGAATATACCGGCTGGGCGATTCGGAGCCTCAAGCGCTTCGCTCGCAAGTTTCAGGTGCACATCATCCTGATCGCGCACCCCGCCAAGCTGCAGAAGGACAAGGGCAAGTATCATATGCCCAGCCTCTACGACATCAGCGGCAGCGCGAACTTCTACAACAAAGCGGACGTCGGAATCGTCGTGCACCGCGAGGACAAGGACTCCACGACCGTAAAGGTCCAGAAGTCCCGCTACCACGAGATCATCGGTCGCCCAGGCGAAGTCAGCATGGGATTCGATAAGGTGACGCAGCGATTCATCGAAAACGAGCGCCTAGCCTGATGCCGGCCAGCAAAGCACAGAGGAAAGCACGAGCCCGGCGCCGCAACGCCCACCGCGCGACGAAGTACGCCGAGAAGACGGGCAAGGTCGTCAACATCAACCCGGTCAAGGGCGAGCGCGAAGAACCGCGGCCCGTGCGGCGGAAGGACGGCCTCGCCTGGCTGGCAGAGGCGTTCAAGAAAAGCGACGGCCGCCGCGGTCTCTCGCCAGAGCAATGCCTGACCGGCGAGTGGTTCGGCGACGTCTGCATGGAGGCGCTCTGCGCAGCGTTGCCAGGAACAGGGTTCGGCGATGGCGGCCGCGGATCGGGCAAGGCGTCGCCCGGGCCCGCCGACTGGCGCCTGCAAGCGGTCGCGGAGAAGCGCCACGCCGACATGTCCGTGTTGCGCGCGCTACCGGCCGACGACGGCATGAGGCTGCTCGCGCTGCTTGAGGCGGTCTGCCACGAAGGCCGCACCATCCGCGACCTCGCCGCCGGCGCCGACTACGAGACGATCCGGCTCGAGGAACGGCTCAAGATGGGGCTCGCGATCCTGCGAGTCGGCAGGTTCACGCTAATGTCAGACGAAGGCGCTAGGTTGCACATCGCTTGACATTTCCGAGGAAACGGATGCACCAATCCCGAAGGCTAGAATTGCGCGAGCGGCGCAGCGGCCTCCCAGCGATAGTCGATTAGCCGAGGATTCGAATGGGATCCGCATCGATCGCACCCGACGACGACCCGATCCGCGAACTGCGACGCCTCCACCGGCACATGACCGACGAGATCATTCGCCTGATCGCCGCGCTGCTCGACCCCAACCCCAACCTGCGAGAGATCATCATGGATTTCACCGGACTGCTCGCCTCGATCGCGAACATCGACGTCATCGCCGCATCCCTGCAGGCGACCATAAGCGGCGACGTCGCGACCGCCGTGGCCGCGCAGAAGACCGCGGACCAGGCCGCCATCGACTCGGCCGCCGCCACGCAGAAGCAGGCCGACCAGCAAGAGCTCGACGCCCAGGTCGCGTCGCTCAACGAGCATATCGCCGCCCTGCAAACCGCGCTTGACGCACAGACCGCTGCACAAGTGCCACCGCCCGCGCCGGCTCCTGAACCCCAAGTCTAGGACCACGGCAACGCCCAAGAGGGATGCGCCGATTGTCCTCCAGCGCGTCGCGTCCCTCGAAGGCAGAGCGTAGGGATAGCAGGTCACCAACCGCCGCCGCCTATCGCCGGCGCTACAACACCGCACGCTGGCGTAACGCACGCATCGCTCAACTATCAGCGCATCCACTCTGCGAGCGATGCGACGCCGCTGGCTTCACGGTCGCAGCCACTATCGTCAACCACCGCATCCCGCATAAGGGAGACGAGCATCTCTTCTTCGACCCCGGCAACCACCAAAGCGTCTGCCAGCCCTGCCACGACCAAGCCATCCAGAGCGACGAGCGCACCGGCAAGACGACTAAGCGCCCAGGCTTCAAGCAAGACATCGGCGCAGACGGATGGCCCAACGATGCGCGACACCCAGCGCACCGAACCGGACGGCGCCGGGGGGGGAGTTGAATCATCCGGGGCGTCGCTATCGAAGAC